GTTCTGCTCTTGACTTCATGGGCGACTTAAGACAAGGCACAACAACAGTAATAGATTCATCAAGAAACCTTACAAACATAGGAACTATTGGTTCAGGAGCTATTACAAGTACAGGCAATGTTGGAATGGCTTCAGGTCATGCATCTGGTAAGTTTGCTGTAAAGTCCTCATCAGTACACGGCTCTTATGATTTTTATAACAATGGAACATCATATTTCAATGGTGCAGTAACTGTTGATGATAACTTAACTATTAGCGGCGGCGGACAAATACTAGGTGGCGCTAGAATGGTAACAGGTGGATTATATGGAACAACGCATAGTAGTTCAATCTTACCTATATGGCAATATGATTCAACTTATACAGGTTATGGTCTTGGGTATTATGAAGGATCACCAGATAGTATAAAATTTGACGTTTCAGGCCATTTAATGACTGGTACAGTAGACTTTGAAGTATTACCAAATGATGCAAAAATAAATGGTCAATCAATCGCAACTCAATCCTGGGTTCAATCACAAGGATACGCATCATCAGGTGTTTCGCTTTCAGCAAATAATACATTTACAGGTTCAAATAGTTTCAGTAATGTCTATAATGAATTTGGTAATGGAGTTGGTTCTGTAAGTAACGATGGAGGTTGGCACGGAAGAGTCAATGTTTCAGGAACAGCTCATGCTAGACTAGATGTTAAAGCTAATGGTGATGGTATTATTACAACTATGTATTCTCATAATGGACAAGGAGAAGGTAAAATAGGAACCATGTCAAATCATCCAATTTCATTGATGGTTAATGGTGCAACCAAGGCAACTTTAGGCAGTGGCGGTAATTTAGATGCAACATCTTTCTCAGCACCTGCATCTGATGATTATGGAAAATTCCAGATGTGGGGAGATAGTGATACATACGCAATAGGTATGGTATCAGGATATGATTACGGTTGGTTAGCAGATTATGCAATGACTTTCCAGTTTAATAATGACGCTGATAGAGGATTTGCTTGGAGACATAGTGGAATGGGTAAAACAGATGCTGCTATGACACTATCAACTGCTGGTAATTTATCAGTTAAAAGTGCTATTGGATTTGGTGATCAGACTACTTATTATATGCACAATGGTTCATGGGGTTGGAGACACCAAACTCCTTCAGGATATATTGAATTTGGACCAGCAAATGGCTCACACGCACACATTTATACTAATCTAAGTAATTTCTATTTTAATGTAAATTCTTTATTCGCTAATGGTAGTACAATCTGGCATGCGGGTAACGATGGGTCAGGTTCTGGATTAGATGCAGATTTACTTGATGGAATAGAACTACATGCTGGAAGGGCGAACGAAGCAAATAAAGTTGTAAGAACAGATGTTAATGGTTATATCCAAGCAGGTTGGATTAATACAACTTCTGGTGATTTAGGATCTGGTGTACCAGATAGGGTTTATACTTCTAGTGATGGTTATATTAGATACGCAGACTTAGCAAGTTTCAGATCCTTAATGCATCAAACTACTAAAACTGGTTATCAAGGAAGAGAACAAAGTACAACTGATACTAACTATTGGATTGGTACAATGGGTTGGGGCAGTACCAACTTTGATACAGTATTTAGATATGGTTCTGGATTTATTGATGGTTGGAGTACACCAGCTAATACACCTTCAGGAACATCTCACTGGGTAGGATTTAACGCACTTCACTATACAAATAATACGTCCGATTATGGTTGGCAAATGGTTATGGGAGCTGGTACTAACAGTCTTCTATTTGTAAGAGGAAAATGGAATAGTGCTGGTTCATGGGCAAAGGTTTGGAATGCTGATAACGATGGATCTGGTTCAGGACTAGATGCTGGTTTATTACAAGGTTATAGCTCTGCAGAAAATGGCGCAAGTACAATCCACAGATTAGCATCAAATGGATATTCACAAATATCAAACTGGCAAAATGTAGCTGGAGCAGGTATATATTCAAGTAATACTAATGGTTTCCACTTCTATCCTAATGCAGGAAGTAGTTATGCATCCGCTAGAGTTAATGGAAGTAGAGGTGGATATGGTGGACTATATGATTCTTATGGTCAAGTTCATTGGATGTTTGATTCTGCAGGTAACGGCGGTAATTATAGACAAGCTAATAGTAGATGGTATGACTATCATCATGTAGGTAATAATTGTACAGGTATAACTTCTTCTACAACTTCAAGTTCATATTCATTATATGTAACTGGTGCAATATATGCAACTGGTGACATTGTAGGTTCTTCAGATGAAAGACTGAAAAAGAATATAAAAGTAATAGATAATGGACTAGAAAAAGTATTAGCATTAAGGGGTGTTACATACGAGTGGAAAGATTCTGAACATGATAATGATTCATCATCAACAAACACAACACCAGAAAGAATGGGTGTTATAGCTCAAGAATTATTAGACATAGTTCCTGAAGTTGTGACACACGATAAAGAGAATGATAGGTATGGAGTTGAATACGGACATTTAACAGGATTACTTATTGAAGCAATAAAAGATTTAAATAAAAAAGTTGAAGACTTAGAAAAGAAATTGGAGGAAAAATAATGGCAAATTTGAGAACAGCAACATTTTATGATGGGCCTATGAATCCCACAGATGATGATAACGATAAACTCATTATTGATTATGATGATAACACACAAAAGATTTTTGATAAAGATAGTGATGTATCTTCAGAATCTGAAAAGGTAAAAGCAATATATAACGCTTGTTTTAGTTAGGAGAAAAAATGGCAATAACATATACAATAGACGAAACGTTTACAGGTAAAAGAACTATACAAATGCCTGACCCAGATAAACCTGGTCAAATGAAAAATATAGTAAGTGATGTAAAAGATATACAAGTAACTTTTAAATCAGACAGCCCAAAGATTGACCACACTAGAACAGTAAATGTCTGTTATGATTCTGGTGGTAATTACGATCACGCTAACACAGTGGCTAGAATCGAAGAAGTGAAAAATGGATTTGCTCATAAAATAGCAGCTGGCGCAATTATAGAACCGCAAGACGTGTAACATGGGTGTACCTAATAGTAATCCAACTTATCTATCAGTTGTAACCAGCGAATTTGGTGGTGGTGGTTCTTTAAGAGCCGCGGCATCTGCAGCAGGTTTATCCGCACCTGATGGATTAGCAGAGTTTAAAGGACTATCTGCAACAACAGATATATCTACAACAAACTATGTTGTGATTAATTCTAGTAATAATTCAACTTATTCAACTAGAGATATGACAGCACCAATTGTTTACTTACAAGTTCAATTAGACTTGAGATTAAGAAGACAAGACAACTATGTTTACTATGAGGTAAAAGAAACAAATACTGCTCCTATTAGTCTTTACTATCCAGTAGGCGGTGGGTCAAGCTCATTAAGTACTTCTTACATAACAATGGGAAGATTTAATTTAGGTGGGGTTACAGCTATAAAAATGAATTGGTCTGAAACATCTACCCCAGCTGGTGGTTCAGGAAATATTGTTGGATCAACTGCAGTTGGTACTTATGCGGCAAGTGATAATAGTTGGCAAACAATAAGTAATGGACAATCAATTGGTGCTAGAATGACAGCTATTGCACTTGCAGAATGTTATCAAACCACAACCTCAACATGTACAGTTACAATGGATGTATCAGCAAGAAAAACAGGATATAATGATACTACACTTGGAACATATAGACATAAGCTTAGGGCTTATGCAGAATCTAATAATTGCTTCTAATGAAATTTTATACAGATACAACATATACAATCGAAAGAAACGGAGCAGGTGAATCTACTTCTATTACCTGGACATTTAAAGATTATAATAATTACGAAATTCAAAAGGTGGAAAAAGTAGTTGATGCCGAAGGAACGAAAGAGATGATAGATTGGGTAGTTCTGAGTGAAGATGATTTAGTTGAAACAAGAACCGCCACATATAACATACCAGAAGCCGATAGAACAACTTTAGCTCACGGTGAAACACATCCACATAATCATGATAATGAAATTGCATTCCAGGAAAAATATAAGAAATGGTGGAATGATTGGGAATCAAGTTTGTAATTGTTATAAATAGAATGATATAAAGGAATTTAAAAATGGCAAAACCAAACAGTAGAGCAACATTAATATCATATTGCAAAAGAGCACTAGGCGCACCTGTCATAGAAATAAATGTGGATGATGACCAAGTAGATGATAGAGTTGATGAAGCTTTACAATTTTACCAAGAATATCATCAAGATGCAGTAGAGAAAGTATATCTTAAGCATCTAGTTACTCCTACAGACCAGGCTAATGGCTATATTACAGTGCCAGATTTAGTTACAAATGTAGTTAGAGTAATGCCACTCAGAGACAATTCAGGCTCAACCCAAGTAAATATGTTTGATGTTAAATATCAAATGTTTTTAAATGATATCTATTCTTTGGGATTTTTAGGTACAATGGTCGATTATAAAATGACTATGAACCATTTAGCATTATTAGATATGCTTATAGACCCAGATGACAAACATATAGATTTCAATAGACACAGAAATACTTTAAGAATTGATATGGATTGGAAGGGTGAAACAGATGCTGTTGAACCACAAACAATTACAGTTACAGTGGTATCAACATCTTCAGGAAATCAATATAGGTTTAATGGAAATGAAACATTAAGTATATCAAAGGGAGTTACATATACATTTAACAATGCAGCTCAAGGAGCTCATCCATTAAAATTCTCTGAAACCGCTGATGGAACACATGGCGGTGGGTCAGAATATAATACAGGAATTTCAGTGTCAGGAGATACAATAACATTTGTAGTTGCTGAAGATGCTCCAGATACATTATATTCTTATTGTGCTAATCATGCTAATATGGGAGTAGAACATAAATTAGCGATAGATTCAACTTATCTAGTATTAGAATGTTATAGGATATTAGACCCAAATACATATACAGATGTATATAATGACTATTATTTAAAAAGATATACAACTGCATTAATTAAACAACAATGGGGTGCTAATTTAATTAAATTCGAAGGAATGGTTATGCCTGGTGGCGTGACATTTAATGGTCGGCAGTTATTTGATGATGCTACACAAGAGTTAGAAAAACTTACTGAAGAAGCCAGACTCAATTGGGAAGAGCCGGTTGATTTTTATACAGGATAAGACATGGCTAGAAACGTTTACTTTTCTCAAGCCGTCAAATCAGAGCAAAACCTCTATGAAGATCTTGTAATTGAATCTCTGAAAATCTATGGTCAAGATTGTTATTATCTTCCAAGAACCATAGTTACAAGAGACGATGTACTAGGTGAAGCTTCAAATTCTAAATTTGATGATGCCTATATTATAGAAGCTTATATAGAGGGAACAGATGGATTTGAAGGTTCAGGAGATTTATATTCTAAGTTCGGTTTAGAGATAAGAGATGAAGCTACATTTATTATTTCTAAAAGACAATGGAACAAACTAATTGGGGTTTGGAATAACGAAGTAGACTATCCTGTACCAACAGAAGGTGATATAATATTCCTTCCAATGACAAACAAGTTCTTTGAAATTATGTTTGTCGAACACGAACAACCATTTTATCAATTATCAAACCTACCAGTTTACAAGTTACAATGTAGCTTATATGAATATAATGAAGAAGACTTTGAAACAGGTGTTGAAGCAATTGATATTACACAACAAAGACTTTCTTATCAGGAAACAATTGAATATAGTACAAGTGGAGGTAATCACTACTCAGTAGGTGAAGAAGTTTCACAGGTCGTTTCAACTGGAATAACAGTTAAAGGCGAAGTACAAACCGTCACTAAAACCTCAGATACTGCAGGAACAATTACAGTATCTAATATTGGTGTTAGTGGAACAACAACAGCAACAGATTTCATCGTATCAAATACTATAGGACTAACTGGAGGCACTTCTGCAGTTACAGCTTTTATAACTAAGATATATGATATAGGTGATAATTCTGAAAACGTATTCCCATCGGATGGTGGAGCAGAGAACGTGGCATTTGAAGTAAGTGCAGATGGATTCTTAGACTTCACAGAGGCTAATCCGTTTGGTGACCCATCGGATAATTACTAATGTTTGGATCTCATTTTTATAACGCAACACTAAGAAAAGCAGTTGCCGTATTTGGTACACTCTTTAATGATATAACTGTGGTTAGAAAAGATGGTTCTGGTGGTATATTAAATCAGATCAGAGTTCCTTTAGCGTATGGTCCTAAACAAAAATTCTTATCACGTATAGACCAAGATACAATGTCTGATGCAAGTGTGGCAATTAAGCTTCCACGTTTATCGTTTGAAATAACTAGTTTAGATGTAGATTCTACAAAGAAAATTAAAAAGAGAGATAAGATAACAAATCCAATAGCAGATAGTTCTATTAAAAAAGAAATAATACAAACCCATGTACCATATAATATTGGTATGCAATTAAATATTATGGCCAAGAATCAAGATGATGGGTTACAAGTACTAGAACAGATATTACCTTATTTCCAACCAGAATATACTGTAACTATTAAACCAATAGATGGTTGGACGAATTATAAACAAGATGTGCCAATTATATTAACTGGTGTAAATATTGATGACCAATATGATGGTGATTATATGGCAAGAAGAGTATTAATATATACTCTAGACTTCCAAATGAAAATGACATTCTATTCAGGAAAATCTGAAGCTAAAGTTATTAAGACAATTAATATAGACTTTAATGAAGATCAGAATGGCTCAAATATATTAGAAGAAATGAATTTTGCTATTGACCCACCAACAGCGGATGAAGATGATAACTATACAGTTAACGTAACTATAACATAGGTAAATTATGAGTAAGAAAGATGCAATATCGAAAAGCCTGGAGAAGAATCTTCCCGGTACAAGAAGATCTGATTATATCGATAAGAAAGATATAAAAGACGATTATGAATTTTCCCGTGATACTTACAAAGAACTAATACAAGTAGGTACACAATCCATGGACTCATTAGCAGAACTCGCACGCGAGAGCGAGCACCCGCGAGCGTTCGAAGTATTATCTAATCACTTAAAATCTATTGGTGATATAACAGATAAGCTTATGAAGCTACAAAAAAGTAAAAAAGAATTAACACAAGATGATGTGAAAAAAGAAATAACTAATAACAATGTATTTGTTGGAAGCACAACAGAACTACAAAGAATGTTATTAGATAAAGATGATGTAATAGATGTCAAACCAGAGAATTAAGAATAACGAATTTGGCTATTTAGGTAATCCGTCAATCAAAAGAGACGGTGTAGTCAGTGACTTTACAAAAGAAGAGATTGTTGAATACAAAAAATGTATGGATGATCCTTGTTATTTTGCTCGTAAGTATATAAAGATTATATCTCTTGATGAAGGATTAGTTCCATTTAATCTATATCCATATCAAGAAGAAATGTTTTCACACTTTAATAAGAATAGATTTAGTGTGGTTTTAGCATGTAGACAAAGTGGTAAATCTATTAGTTCGGTCGTATATCTATTATGGTATGCTTGTTTCCACCCAGAAAAGACAATTGCTATATTAGCAAACAAAGGCGCGGTCGCGAGAGAGATGCTCGCACGCGTGACGCTCGCGCTTGAAAACTTACCATTCTTTTTACAACCTGGATGTAAAGCATTGAATAAAGGGTCTATAGAGTTCAGTAATAATTCTAAAATCATGGCAGCGGCCACGTCTGGAAGTTCTATAAGGGGTTTATCAATCAATCTACTATTCTTAGATGAGTTCGCATTTGTAGAGAATGATGCACAATTCTATACATCTACATATCCTGTAGTATCAGCCGGTAAAGATACACAAATTATTATTACATCTACAGCAAATGGTATTGGTAATGTATATCATAAAATATGGGAAGGCGCTTCGACTGGAACAAATGAATTTAAACCATTTAGAGTAGATTGGTGGGACGTACCAGGAAGAGATGAAAAATGGAAAGAAGAAACTGTAGCAAATACATCTGAATTACAGTTTGAACAAGAGTTCGGTAATACATTTCATGGAAGGGGTAATACACTTATAAGCGCAAATCACTTATTAGCCCAGAAGGCATTAGAACCTTTATCATTCCAAGAGAATGTTTTTATATACAAGAAACCAAAGGAAGACCATGATTATATAATGTGTGTAGATGTAGCAAAGGGAAGAGGACAAGACTATAGTACATTTAATATTATAGATGTAAGCACAGAACCATTTGAACAAGTAGCTACATTTAGAGATAATAATATCTCTCCTATGTTATTACCTGATATTGTATACAAATACGCTAAGACCTATAATGAAGCTTATGTCTTAATAGAAAGTAATGATGCAGGTATTGTGGTTTGTAATGGATTATACTATGACTTAGAATATGAAAATATGTTTGTAGAATCAGCAGTTAAGAAGAACGCAATTGGTTGTACAATGACTAGAAGAGTTAAGCGTATTGGATGTTCTACAATAAAAGACTTAATTGAGCAAAAGAAATTACTAATTAAAGATGCGCAAACAATAATAGAAATGAGTACATTTGTTGCAAAGGGTAATACTTTTATGGCTATAGCACCTAACCACGATGACTTAATGATGAATTTAGTCTTGTTTGGTTGGTTTACTACAACAGATATATTCCAATCTATATCAGATATAGACATGAAAAACTTATTATATAAAGAACAATTAGAAGCTATACAAGATGATTTATTACCATTTGGTATTATAAATGATGGACAAGATACCAATAAAGGAGTAGGAGACGGAGAAGGTAATGTATGGTTTGAAGAAGACACTAAGTCCACAGGACTTTGGTAATCATAAATAAAGACGAGTGAATTAAAACCGTATTATGTTAACTTATAAATATAAACCTTTTTGAGAGGATAAAGCGATGGCATTTCAAGTATCACCAGGCGTTCAAGTCAAAGAAATTGACGCGACAGCCGTAGTACCTGCCGTTTCTACCAGTATTGGTGGATTCGCTGGGGTCTTCAATTGGGGTCCTGTTAATGAAGTAGTTACAGTTAGTTCAGAACAACAACTAGCTGAAGTATTTGGAAGCCCAGACAGTAACACATGTGGATATTTCCTAACTGCTGCATCTTTCCTGAAATATGGAAATGCTTTAAAAGTAGTTCGTGCGAAAACTGGAAACAAAAATGCAACTGCAGACGGATCAGGTCTTTTAATTGAAAACGATAGTGATTACGTAAATCAATATGCTGCTGGAGGTAATTCTAAAGGAACATGGGCTGCTAAGCACCCTGGTATTCTTGGGAATGGTCTGAAAGTATGTATCGTCACAGAGGGAGTAAATAATTTTAGCACTATTGAATATGCTACTGGATTAAAATACTCTTCTGTTTTCGATGCAGAACCAGAAACTTCTGACTATGCAGCAGGTTTAGGTAAAGGAACTATTGGCGACGAGCTTCACGTTTTAGTTCTTGATGAAACTGGCGTATGGACTGGAACAGCTAATTCTGTTCTAGAATCATATTCATTTTTATCACAGGCTGCAGACGCTAAAAAATCAGACGGAACATCAAATTATTACGTAGATGTAATTAATTCGAATTCCGAATATATAAGATGGTTAGACCACCCTTCCAGTTTGGGAGACGCAGGTGGAAACCTAACTGCCTTATCAACTATTGCTGGTTCAACAACCGCAATAGCAAATAGCTTATCTGGAGGAACAGATGATAACGCACCAAGTACTGGGGAAATTACAGCAGGTTTCGACCTAATGAAAGATTCCAATACAGTAGACGTTGGTCTATTATTTGCATATCCAGATACTAACGGTCAGGAAGTAATAGCTGAACATCTAATCACAATAGCAAACGCTAGAAAAGATTGTATGGCATTTTTATCTCCTCCAATAGCAGATTCACAAGGCGCTTCGGCTCCTGTGACAACAGTATTAGAATGGGCTAATGGTATTAGTTCAAGCTCTTACGCAGTTATAGACTCAGGCGCAGTATATGTGTACGATAAATATAATGACAATTTCGTATGGATAGGCGCTGCTGGTCACTTAGCTGGTCTATGTGCAAACACAGACAACGTTGCTGATTCTTGGTTCTCACCAGCAGGTGTTAACAGAGGTCAACTATTAGGCGTATCAAAACTTGCTTATAACCCTGTGCAAGCAGATAGAGATTCTCTATATAAAGCAAGAGTAAACCCAATAGTTTCCTTACCAGGACAAGGTACAATTCTGTTCGGAGATAAAACAGCATTAAAAAGACCTTCCGCATTCGACCGAGTTAACGTTCGAAGACTTTTCATTACATTAGAAAAGGCTATATCTACTGCAGCAGAGGCTCAGCTATTTGAATTCAACGATGAATTTACAAGAGCTCAGTTCTTAAATTTAGTAGAACCTTTCCTAAGAGATGTTAAGGGACGAAGAGGAATCACAGACTTTAAAGTAGTATGTGATACAACAAATAACACAAGTCAAGTAATTGATAGTAATAGTTTTGTAGCAGATATATTCATTAAGCCTGCAAGATCTATTAATTTCATTACCTTGAACTTTGTAGCTACAAGATCCGGAGTGGAATTCTCTGAGATCTCAGGAGGTTAATCATGGCAATATTAGGTATAGACGACTTTAAATCTAAGCTTAGTGGTGGCGGTGCTAGACCTTCCCTGTTTAAAGCTACAGTAAACTTTCCATCATACGTGGACAGTGATGTAGAACTTACATCATTCTTATGTAAACAAGCTACTATTCCAAGCGGTACAATCGGCGGAATAGAAGTTGGTTTCAGAGGAAGAAAATTAAAAATGGCTGGAGACAGAACATTTGAAAATTTAACTCTTACTGTTATCAATGACGCTGAGTTTAACGTAAGACGTGCGTTTGAACAGTGGATGAACGGTATTAACGAGCATCAAAACAATACTGGCTTAGTAAACATGAATGATTACACAGCTGATGTTGTTGTAGAGCAATTAAGAAAAGATGGTTCAACTTCTATGAAGTATGACTTTAGAGGATGTTGGCCTTCATCTGTTGCTGCTATTGATCTTAACTACGATACTGCAGACGCTATTGAAGAGTTTACAGTTGAGCTACAAGTTCAATATTGGGAATCAGACGTCACTTCATAAGTGATATAAATATATTAGAAGAGGGGATTAATTTCCCCTCTGATAATATAATAAGAGGATAATATGGCAGAATTTTTTGGATTTGAAATAAATCGTAAGGCAAAGAAGCCTGAACGCCCATCATTTGTACCAGATACAGAATCTGACGGTGCCGGTGTTATACAATCCGGTGGACACTTTGGTGTCTATTTGGATGTAGATGGCGATAAGGTAAAAACCGAAAACGAATTAATAATGAGATATCGCGATATAGCAGCACAGCCCGAATGTGATGCAGCCGTAGAAGACATTGTTAATGAATCAATTGTTGGTGACCATACAGAGGCGCCAGTAAATATAATATTAGACGAACTAGATGTATCGGATCAGATAAAAGATGTGATGCGTGATGAGTTTCAAGTTATATTAAAAATGATTAACTTTAATCAATATGCACATGATATATTCAGAAAGTGGTATGTTGATGGGAGATTACCATATCATGTTATAATAGATGAAGGTAATCCAACTAAAGGTATTAAAGAATTAAGGTATATTGACCCAACTAAATTAAGAAAGGTCAAAGAGATCGAAGAGAAAGAAGATCAAAAAACTGGCGCTAAGATTATTGTTAAGCAGGAAGAATATTTTATATTCCAAGACAATAAAATGCAGTCACATAACCAAGGGGTAAAAATACACCCTGACGCAATTATCTATTGTACTTCAGGAATGTTAGACCCAAGCAGATCAAGAGTCTTGTCATATATGCACAAGGCTATTAAACCTGTTAACCAATTAAGAATGATGGAAGATTCTTTGGTTATCTACAGAATAAGTAGAGCACCAGAAAGAAGAATATTCTATATTGACGTAGGTAACTTACCTAAAGGTAAAGCTGAAGAATATCTAAAAAATATTATGAACCAATATCGAAACAAATTAGTTTATGATGCAGCAACAGGGGAAATAAAAGATGATAAGAAACACATGTCAATGTTGGAAGATTTCTTTTTACCACGAAGAGAAGGTGGAAGAGGAACAGAAATATCAACATTACCAGGTGGCGAAAATCTAGGACAGATTGATGATATTATCTATTTCCAAAAGAAACTATATAGAGCATTAAACGTACCAATTAATAGATTGGAACAAGAAGCTCAGTTTAGTTTAGGAAGAAGCACCGAAATATCTAGAGATGAGGTTAAGTTTAAGAAATTCATCGATAGATTAAGAAAAAGATTTAGCGATCTTTTCATGCAATCTTTAAGAACACAATTACTATTGAAAAAGGTAATTACTCCACAAGATTGGGATTCATGGAAAGAGCAAATAGTATTTGACTTTATTGAAGATAACTACTTCAGTGAGTTAAAAGAGTCAGAAATGATTCGTGAACGTTTTGAAATGTTAGCTTCATTAGATGAATATGTAGGTAAATATGTATCTAACGAATGGATACGTAAGACTATATTAAGACAATCTGACGAAGAAATTGAAGCACAAGATAAACAAATGGAAAATGAGAAGGACGAGGACGGAGAAGATCTCGACCTAGACATTTAATTTTTATAAATAAAGATAGAGGAAAACTTTATGAGTACAACTGAATTGATTGATAATATTAAGAATGGTGATAATGTAAAGGCTAATAAAACCTTTGATAGTTTAATTAAGTCTAAGCTAAACGATGCTTTAGACGCTGAAAAGGTTAAAATAGCTAGTGGAATTGGTAAAGAAGAAGAACCAATTGCACAGGAAGAAGAATAATGACTTTACAATTTGGCGAATTTAGAAAATCTCTACAAGAAGATAAGATTCTTGTAAAGAAATATGGTATGCTTGGAATCGTAGAACTATTTAAGGAAGGTAATTCTTATATAGCAGTTTCTGGTCAGGAAAGACTAGGCGAATTCGAAGATATACTAGAAGCTGAATCCGCAATAGAAGAATTCCTAAACTTATTAGAGGAATAAAATGAAGTTAATTTCAGAATACATTGATAACAAATTAGATGTTATCGTAGAAAAGAACAATGGTAAAAAGGACCTTTATATAGAAGGTGTCTTTATGCAGGCCGAACAAAAGAATAGAAACGGCCGAATATATGAAAAAAAGATTTTAGAGAAAGCTGTTAGCAAATATGTTAAAGAACAGGTTTCTCAGGGAAGAGCGGTTGGAGAGTTAAATCATCCAGAAGGACCAACCGTAAACCTGGATAAAGTTTCACATAAGATCACGAACCTGGAATTCCAGGGAAATGATGTTATAGGAAAAGCATCAATCCTTAAAACCCCTATGGGACAAATCGTTGAAGGTTTGCTTGAAGGTGGAGTTAAGCTTGGTGTATCAAGTCGTGGTATGGGTACTCTTGAGAACAGGAGAGATGGCGCGTATGTACGGGATGACTTTATGTTAGCCTCCGTAGATATAGTTCAAGATCCCTCTGCACCTTCCGCATTCGTTAATGGAATAATGGAAGGCGTAGACTGGATTTGGGACAACGGCATTTTGAAACCTCAAGAAATTGAATTAATTGAGACTGAAATAAAACGTGCTCCAGCAAAGGCATTGCCAGAACTGGAAATAAAGGCGTTTAAAAATTTCCTCTCTAGATTATAATTTAATCAAAAACTTTGGGAGACAAAGATATGTCTAATTTGACTAACGAATATAAAAAAATAGTCGAAGGCGTTTCTGAAGAAGAAGTGGTTCAAGACGAAGTCGTTGAAGAGCAATCTGAAGAGGTTGTAGAAGACGAAGTTGTTGAAGAACAAACTGTTTCCGAAGAGGAAAGTGAAGACGTTGCAGAAGCAGCTAAGAAAAAAGAAGCATATCATTCAGATGAAGAAGAAGACGATGAAGACGAAGAAGTCGAAGAGTCTGCTCCAAAATTTGAAATGCCGAAAACTAAAGCTGGCATCGTTAACGCCGCAGTCGACATGCTTAAAAAAGCAAGAAAGCACGAAGCGCAAGAATTACTTGGCAGAATGCTAAAACAATCAGAGTCAATTGACGACGGTTCAGTAGGGAAAGCTATTGACGCACAGAAGAAGAAAGATAAAGATAAATCTATCAAAATGAAACCTTCTGAGGCTGATAAGAATCCTGAAAAGATCGTAAAATCACCTGTTGAATCAGTTGATTGGTCAGAGGACTTAGATGTTATAGTAGCAGAAGAGGCAACTCTTTCTGATGGATTCCGTGATAAGGCTTCAGCAATATTTGAAGCAGCATACCAATCTAAAGTTGGTGCTGAAATCGATAGGCTGGAATCAGAATATGCGCAAAACCTTGAAAACGAAGTTTCTGAAATTCAAAATGACTTAGTAGAGAAAGTAGATTCTTACTTGAACTACGTAGTTGAAGGATGGATGAAAGAGAACGAATTAGCTGTTCAAACAGGTCTTAGAACTGAGATCGCTGAAGAGTTTATGAATTCTTTACAGAGCGTTTTCAAAGAGCATTATATTGAAGTTCCAGAAGGTAAAGCAGACTTAATCGACGACTTAGCCGATCAAGTAGCTGAACTAGAAGAGCAACTCAATAAAACCACAGAAGATAATATACGTTTACACGAATCAGCTCAATCTTTTGAGAAAGCAGATATCGTTCGTAAGGCATCTTCAGGCTTAGCAGTAACTGAAGCTGAGAAATTAGCATCTTTAGTAGAAGACGTAGAATTTGAAGATAGCGAAACTTTTGAAAATAAAGTTAAAGTTATTAAAGATTCTTACTTCAAACAAGAAGTTAGTGAATCAACTGACGAAGCTGATGCAGTAGTAGGAAATGATGAGTCTACTCCGGTAGAAATATCAGAAACTATGAGCGCATACACTAATGCCATAACTAAATTTAACAAATAATTTGCAACCTTATAGGGGAAAAAAATGTTTAACGCAGATAAAAATCTAATCGAAAAATGGGAACCAGTCCTAGGTCACGAAAGTGCTCCTGAGATCGGCGATCATTATAAGAAAGCGGTTACTGCACGTCTTCTTGAAAACCAAGAAGTAGCCCTAAGAGAAGAAAGAGCAAAAAGATCATTCGATTTAACAGAAGCAGCTCCAGCTAACGCTACTGGTTCTAACATCGATAATTTCGATCCAGTTCTTATTTCTTTAGTTAGACGTGCTATGCCTAACTTGATTGCTTATGACATTGCTGGCGTTCAGCCAATGAGTGGACCAACTGGTCTTATCTTCGCAATGAAATCTAAGTATTCAACACAAGGCGGAACAGAGGCATTATTCGACGAAGCGGATACTGACTTCTCAGGTACTGGTACACATCAAGCTGATCCAACTGGTTTAGCAGGTGTAGTAGATGCCGACACAGACGGATCCATCGCTGATACAGCTGATACTGTATCTACATTTGGTTCTGGTCTTGCAACATCAGCTGCAGAAAGACTCGGAAGAGGCGGTTCTGGTGATGGTTCTTTTGGTGAAATGGCTTTCTCAATTGAGAAATCAACTGTTACAGCTAAATCAAGAGCACTTAAAGCTGAATACACAATGGAATTAGCACAAGACCTTAAAGCAATTCATGGTCTTGACGCTGAAGGCGAACTTGCTAATATCCTATCAGCTGAGATCTTAGCTGAAATCAACCGTGAAGTTGTTAGAACAATTTTAACAAAAGCTAAAATTGGTGCTTTACAATCTTCAACTGCAGTTTCTGGTATCTTTGACGTTGCCACTGACTCAGACGGTAGATGGATGGCAGAGAAATTCAAAGGCCTAATTATGCAACTCGAAAGAGAAGCTAACGTTATTGCTAAAGAAACAAGACGTGGAAAAGGTAACTATGTTATCGTTTCTTCAGACGTTGCTTCAGCATTAGCTGCTTCAGGTCTAATGGATTACTCTCCAGCTCTTTCAACTAACCTAAACGTTGATGACACAGGTAATACATTTGCTGGTGTTCTTAACGGCAGACTAAAAGTTTACATTGATCCATATTCAACTGTTGACTTTGCATGTGTTGGTTATAGAGGTAACAATCCTTATGACGCTGGTATGTTCTACTGCCCATACGTTCCTTTAACTATGGTTAAAGCCGTTGGTGAGAACGATTTCCAACCAAGGATCGGATTCAAAACAAGATATGGAATGGTTGCTAACCCATTCGTCGCAGCAGACGGAGTAGGTACTGATAGAGCTAACCCATACTTCAGAATCTTCAGAGTTGATGACATAATGGTGTAAACCGTTTTTCGAAACAACTTATTAAAGAGGGACTTCGGTCCCTCTTTTCTTTTGTCCGGCATTTTAACTTGTATAAATAGATGTATGATAAAAAAATATATGAACACAATTCATAAGTTTATGAAAAAGGGTAGAATACATAAAATTTGGAAAATCTCAATCGGATAATTAAATGGCATTAACTTCTAATAAAAACTTTTTAAGTCCAGTAGGATTTAATTTTAAGATAGACGCAAACTTTGCAAATACAGAATATTTCTGTACGCAAGCCAATTTACCTGGTATATCACTATCAGCAATTGAGCAACCCTATAAAGGTGTCAACTTAGGTCTAACCGGTGATCGTATGACCTTTGACCAATTAACCATAACATTTAATGTGACAGAGAACCTAGAAAACTATATAGAAATATATAACTGGATGCATGATATAATCCAGAAGAAAGATGATAAACAAAAGTATGATGCAAGACTTATGATACTATCATCACATAATAACGTATCAAAAGTTATTAAGTTTCAGGAACTCTTTCCAACAAGTTTATCCTCAATAGAATTTAATGCACAACAATCTGATATCGAATATGTACAAGCCAGTGTGAGCTTTAAGTATACATACTTTGAATTTGAATAATTAGGGATTTACAAATACCATAAACTATGGTATAATAGACATTATGAATATAGAATCTTTACTTGAAATGTGGCAGAAAGATAGCCATATAGATGAAATGGCCTTAGATGAAGCAACACGCGAATCGGCTAAATTACATTCCAAATACTTAGACCTTTACTCTAGATCTAAACTTAAATTAAAGAAATTAGAATTAGATTTCAAACCAATCTTGCGCGATAAGTTTTTGCATTATGGCGGTAAGTTAAGTCAGGAAGAGTTAGACCAAAAAGGTTGGGATTATGACCCATTAAACGGTTTAACTGTATTAAAGGGTGATTTAGATAAATGGTATGATGCAGATCCAATCATACAAGAACACCAATTAAAAATAGCTATGCAAGAAGAGATAGTAGCTACACTAAAAGAAATTATGGATACGATAAGATGGAGACACCAATCTATTAAAAATATGATTGAGTGGAGAAAGTTTACTAGTGGAATATAAGATACACCAATATCGTTTTGACAATTTTACCAAACACGAAGAAATAATTAGACAAGCTTTTAATGAGCTTGGTCATACTGAAGTAGATAATCCTATACACGGATTAGTAGAATGGAACGTATATAATCATTGTCATGTAAATGAAGTATATACTGCTAATAATATTATATTTAAACCTACTGCACCAACATCTAGACATTTTGCTTTAGATACTATAGGTTATGCAAATAGTTCTTCTTTAGCATTTATTAAACCACTACAAGTTGAAATGAGAAATTGGCCTGAAACAGATCATAATGTAATTAATGCTCTTATTGAAACCAAATCTAATAAATGGGATGATTCTATATTATTGAAATGGCGTAAACCTAAAATAAAAATTCCAAATGACCATGTATTAATTATAGGACAACAACCACACGATGAAACTGTAAATGGTTTTGGGTTTGGTGACCATTGGAAAAAGATTTGCCAAATAGTAAATGCAATACCTAAAGATAATATAGTAATTAAATTACATCCAGCTATGAAAGGTAAAAAAGAACAAATAGCCAAATGGAGAAAAGAAGGAATAACTGTTATAGATGGATTTATTAGTATTCACGACGTGCTCCCGCGCACCCGCGTGGCGATCATAGATAATAGTACTGCAGGAATAGAATGTTTAATGCACCAAGTACCTATTATATCTTATGGATGGCCAGAATATCATTGGGCAACAAAGAAATTACAAACACTAACAGAATTACCTGATTTAGTTAAACATTTAGATTGGCATGATGCAGAGTATGCAAATAATTTTATATTATGGTATATACACGAATACCTTTGTTATGATGTTGAAAGTACTAAAACAAGAATAAATGGAATCATTAATAGTTAAAAAAGTAAACGAATCATTCTTACATATAGAATGTGAGCCGAGTACTGAGAGAGAACTTAGTGAACATTTTTGTTTCTATGTACCTGGTTATAAGTTTATGCCAGCATATAAAAATCGTATGTGGGATGGTAAAATACGTTTATTTGATATGCGTAAGAAAACGTTATACTGTGGATTATACAAATACTTAGAACAATTCTGTGAAGAAAGAGACTATACGATTGTTAATGATGGTCCAATTACAGAAGAGTTTGACCAAGATATATTAGACGCAACATTGGAAGAAACGTCGTTACCAAGCCATATATCACCAAGGGATTACCAGTTAGATGCGCTTAAACACGCGCTACGTACGTCTAAGAGCCTGTTATTATCACCTACTGCATCAGGTAAGTCATTAATAATATACCTATTAGTCCGTTATTACCTATTAAAAAATCCAACTAAAAAGATATTAATTATTGTACCAACCACGTCTTTGGTTGAACAAATGTATTCTGACTTCGAAGAATATTCTAAGAATGACCCATCTTTTAACACAGACGAATTCTGTCACAGAATATATGGTGGTGCAGAAAAAACTACAATGTTAAGATGTAAAATATCTACATGGCAATCACAACATAAACTGCCGGCAAAATCTTTTGAAAATGTTGGTATGGTTATAGGAGATGAAGCACACCAATTTAAAGCCAAATCATTAACATCGATTATGGAAAAATGTGTTAATGCGGAATATAGAATCGGAACAACTGGAACATTAGATGGAACACAAACACACCAATTAGTTTTAGAAGGTTTATTTGGTCCTGTTCATAGAGTAACAACAACTAAAGCACTTATGGATAACGAACAATTAGCGCAATTAGATATACAAATACTACTGTTAAAATATAAAGAAGAATATTGTAAAGTTATATCTAAACTAAAATACCAACAGGAGTTAGACTTTATTGTTGGATATGAAGCGCGCAATAATTTTATTAGTAACTTGGCAATAGACCAAAAAGGTAATACATTAATATTATTTAATTACGTAGAAAAACACGGTAAGCCATTATATGATATGTTAAAAGATAAATTAGATAAACATAAAGTATTTAAAGATAGAAAACTATTCTATGTAAGTGGCGAAACCCCAGTTGATGATAGAGAACAAATAAGAGCTATTACAGAAAAAGAAGGTAATGCAATTATCGTAGCATCATTAGGTACGTTCTCAACTGGTATAAATATAAAGAGATTACATAATTTAATATTCGCTTCGCCCTCTAAGTCTCAGATTCGTGTATTACAATCGATTGGAAGAGGGCTTAGGGTTTCTGGAGATAATATAAATACTACAGTATATGATATTGCAGATGATTTACATTACAAGTCTAAGAAGAATTATACCCTAAATCACGCGGCCGAAAGAATTAAAATATATTCAAAAGAAAAGTTTAAATACAAGATTTACGAGATAAATATATAATATGGACACATTACTTTTATCCATTCGACACTTTAAGTTAATATCAGGTGAAGAAATAGTAGCACTGATAAAAGAAAAAGATGATGGAACAATTACAATAGAAAGACCATATTTAGTAAAAAATAATTTAATCGGTGGGTTTGCTTTTATACCTTGGTTCCCTTTCTCCTCTCAAAAGATTTTTAAAATACAAAGAGCTAATATCGTACATCATGTTGAGATTGATCCAGATATGAAAGAAGAATATATAAAGTTAGCGACGGGTTATATGAAGCCTAGAGCTAAACCACCTGCAATGAAAACCGAAGAGGAGATACTTGACGCCCTCGAAGAAGAACTATATGATGAACTTAAAGAACCTGAAGAGATTAAGACTATTCACTAATCTCTCTCTGTCCCTGAGGACGACAATATATTATATCATAAAAAACGCATTTTGTAAACCCCCAAATTGGGGATTTACTTTTCTGTTAAACTATGGTATAATGAACAACATTATGGAGATAAAATATGGCCGCTAAAATACCTGCGAAGAAAAAGCCCCACTACATAAACAACAAAGAGTTTTCTTTAGCCGTTGTTGAATATGTAAAAACCGTTAATGAAGCTAAAGAGAAAGACAAAGAAATACCTAAGGTCACAGACTATATTGCACAATGCTTTATAAAGATAGCCGAAGGACTTAGTCATCGACCAAACTTTGTTCGGTATACCTATCGGGAAGAAATGGTAATGGATGCAGTGGAAAACTGTTTAAGAGCTATTGGTAATTATAAGATTGAAACAGCTACAAGAACAGGTAACCCAAATGCATTCTCTTACTTTACACAAATTTGTTATTTTGCATTTATCCGTAGAATAGCAAAGGAAAAGAAACAACAAGATATTAAGTTTAAGTTTATTGAGAAAATGGGAATCGAAGATTTCACAGCTCTAGGTATGGACGAAGCTGGTGCAGCAGAAACTATGCAATATGTAGATACACTTAGACAAAGAATACAAACTGTTCGAACCAAAGATACAGCTATAAAAGAATTCGCTAAAAAAGAAAAAGAAAAGAAGAAGTTAGAACTCTTCATGGGATAATATATGAAAGTAGCAATACTCAACGACACTCACTGTGGTGTCAGAAACTCATCAGATATATTTTTACAATATCAAGGAAGATTTTACGAAGAAGTATTTTTTCCTTATTTGAAAGAACACAATATAAAACATATCTTACATTTAGGAGATTATTATGAACATCGTAAGTTTGTTAATTTCAAAGCTCTCAACACGAACCGAAAACATTTTCTCGAACCCTTACGGGATGCTGGGATTACTATGGATATTATTCCTGGTAACCACGATGTTTATTTTAAGAACACAAACGAACTTTGCAGTTTAAAAGAGCTATTAGGTTACTTTACATCTAACATTAATATTGTAATGAAGCCTACAGTATTAGATTACGATGGATTAGGTGTAGCAGTTATACCTTGGATTAACAAATCTAATTATGAAGAATATACCAAATGGGCTATGAATTGTGAAGCTGATATACTTGGCGCACACTTAGAATTAAAAGGTTTCGATATGATGCCGGGTATGCCAAACCCCCACGGTATGAACGCAGATGTGTTCTCAAGATTCGAAACAGTTCTATCTGGGCATTTTCATACTAAATCTAGTAGAGACAATGTACACTATCTTGGTTCCCAAATGGAATTTACATGGGCAGACGTAGACGATCCTAAGTATTTTCACGTGTTGGACACCGATACACGAGAGATAGAGGCCGTTCGAAACCCGATAACGATTTTTAAAAAGTTTGTTTATGATGATGAAACCAGGGATTATAGTGATATAGATATAAGTGAGTTTGAAAAAAAGTTTGTAAAGATTATTGTACTAAACAAAAACGATCTTTACATGTTTGACAAATTCATAGATAAGTTACAATCGGTTGAAACCTATGAACTTAAGATTGCAGAAAACTTTGAAGAGTTCTTAGGTGATAGCGTACAAGATGATAAAGTTTCTTTGGAAGATACTACTGAAATGTTAGACTCCTATGTTGAAGCAGTAGATACAGATCTAGACAAAGAACATATAAAAGTGAAATTAAGAGAGCTATATACTGAAGCTCAGAACTTAGAGGTATTATGATAACATTTAAATCATGTTCGTGGAAAAACTTCTTATCCACGGGAAACGAAACTATTCAAGTCGACTTACACAGATCACCAACAACATTAATCGTAGGACAAAATGGGTCCGGAAAATCTACACTACTAGACGCACTATCGTTTGGTCTATTTGGTAAACCTCATAGGGATATTAAGAAAGACCAACTGATCAATTCAGTAAACGGTAAAGGCACGGTCGTAGAAGTAGAGTTTGAAATTGGTGGTAAAACGTTTAGAATAATAAGAGGAATCAAACCTAATAAGTTTGAAATATATAAAGATGACAAAATTATTAATCAGGCATCAAATGCAAGAGACTATCAAAAATTTCTGGAACAGAACATACTTAAACTTAATCATAAATCCTTCCATCAAATTGTGGTACTTGGAAGCAGTTCTTTTATTCCTTTTATGCAGTTACCTGCTTGGTCAAGGCGTGAGGTTATAGAAGACTTATTAGATATTAATATCTTTAGTAAGATGAATCAATTACTAAAAGAACGTAATGCGTTAATAAGAAATCAATTAGTCGATATTGGTCACCAATTAGATCTTGTTAAAAGTAAAATGCAGGGACAAGAGAAATATATAAAAGATCTCCAATCTATAAACAAAGATCAGATAGGCCAAAAGCGAAATTCTATAAAATCTTACAAAGCAGATATTACAAAACTATTTGATGAATCTAAAACATTAGGAAAGAATTTGTCTGCAAGTATGAAGTCAGAAGAAGATTCATATCAGAGACAAATGGACCAGATAGCTAATATCAAGTCCCACAATCTGCAATTAAATACGCAGATTAAAACCTTAGTAAAAGAAGCTAAGTTTTATGAAGACAACGACAGTTGCCCAACCTGCGATCAGGCAATTGGTCAGGAACTAAAGAATGAAAAGATCGCATTTGTTAAAGTAAGCGCAGCGGAGGTGCAATCTGAAAAAGAGGATTTACAAAGGAAGCTTTCAGTACTTAGTACGACAACGACTGAGATTAATCAAAACCTTGATAAGCTTAGAGCTAAACAGAATAAGATTAATAGTAACAATGATCAGATCTCTTTACTCCAAAAAGAGATTGATAAGGTCCAGAAAGAAATTAATTCGCTATCAGGCCAAACTGGCGACGTTAAAGTTGCTAAGAAAGAGTTAACCCAATTAAGATCTGACAAAGATGATTTAACAGAGGATAAGCTAACCTATACAGAAGAAAGAACTTACAATGAAGTTATAGGGGAAATGCTAAAAGATACAGGTATTAAAACTAAAGTAGTTAAACAATACTTACCTGTTATGAATAGGTTAATTAACGAATACCTACAAGTATTAGATTTCTTTGTAGCTTTCCATTTAGATGAAAACTTTAATGAAACAATTAGGTCAAGACACAGGGACACATTTAACTATGCATCCTTCTCGGAAGGTGAAAAACAAAGGATTGATTTGTCCCTGCTGTTTACTTGGAGACAAATAGCCAAGATGAAAAACAGTGCAGCAACCAATCTATTAGTTCTAGATGAAACCTTTGACTCCAGTCTAGATGTAGATGGTATAGAATGTCTGACCAAGATATTAAGTACATTGGACCAAGATTCAAATGTGTTTATTATATCCCACAAAGGCGATGTGCTAGAAAACAAATTTAGGTCCAAAATAGAGTTCTACAAAGATAGAAACTTCAGTAAAATCAAATAGTTTCGTGACGTTTTCGTGAACTTTCGGGGGGACGGGGGTTCTCAAGGCCCCAAAAATTCGGTATAATAGCCTCGTATATTTTAAAAAAGGAGTCATTATGAATTATACCGCAATATCAAAATCCCCAGATGGATTCGCTCACGTTAACCAAGATGCTGTTATTAAAGCAGTTAAAGAATTAGGATATAAATTAAGTCCTGTACAAGGATCAGATTCTAAATTCTGGATTACTGGTCAAGAGATTAAAGGTAAACTTTATGATCTTATCGATGGTCCAAAATACTATCAGTTAGTTATAGAGAGATTTGATTTCGGTATTCAAGCTAGAGGAGATCTTAACGCTTGGCAAATGGCTGGACAAATTAAAGACGAATTGAAAAAAAGTTCATAAAGGGGGTTTACATTATACTAAGAATACGGTATAATGGTCCCTGTATTTAAAAATTAAGGAGTTTAAATTGCACAATAAAACAATCGCTAAATTACTAAGTAAAGAGAATATCTCTATACAACATGGTAATTACAAAACTGCTTGGTTCGATGTTAAGAATAGAGTACTTGGTCTTCCAGCATGGAAGGAAATGCCAAAAGATACTTACGATCTTTTTATCGGTCACGAAGTTGGTCACGCACTTTATACACCCTACGAAGGATGGCACGACAGTCCAGAAAAAATCGAAGGTGTACCTAGATCCTATATGAATGTTATAGAAGACGCACGTATAGAAAGATTCGTACAAAAAGATTACCCTGGTTTAGTTGGTCCTTTCAAAAGAGGATATAAGAATTTATTAGAACAAGGTTTCTTTTCTGACCTAAGCGATATTGATTGGAACGATGTTAAACTCATCGATAAGATAAATATAAAAGCAAAACTCGGTGACTTAGTCCAAGTACCTTTCACAAAAGAAGAAATGGTATTCTTTAAACGTGCCATGACAAATTCTACTTTCGATGAAGTTGTTCAACTATGTAGAGAGATATTGGCTTGGACCCAAGAAAACCAAGAAGAATTATTAACGCAGCCTGAAGTAGAAGAAGGCGACATCGAAATACCTGAAGGAGAAGACGAAGGTCCTTCTATGGGTCACGATGATTATTTGGAGAATACAAATGAAGAGGAAAAATCAGAAAAAACTGACTCGTCTTCAAGCGAAGATGATAATGCGGAAACAGAGACAGAAGAGAGAACAGAGGGAACAGATCAATCAGATGATAGCGGATCAGAAGAAGAATCCGACTCTGAAAAATCTGTTGGCGGCGATCCAGACCAATCTATCACAGACAATATCTTTCGTGAAGCAGAAAAGAGTATAATAGACCAAGACGAAAGAGGTCAACAAACTACTTACATGAGAGAGCCTAATAAAAAAGCTCGTGACCAAATTATTAAAAGTTTTAAAGATCTAAAAGAATCAAGAGCCAAAGCTAAAGAAAGATGGGATACTACTGGCGAAGATGATAAGGCAATACAATACTATCTAAAAAAATTACCTGGTTATCTAACCCAAGTTAAGAAGTCTACTAACTTTGCAGTCAAAGAATTCGAAATGAGAAAAGCAGCTTACCAATGGCAAAGAGCGGCAACTGCTAAATCTGGTTCTTTGGACGTAAATAAAGTACATGCTTATAAGTACAGTGAAGATATATTTGCTAGGGTCACACAATTAGCAGATGCCAAAAACCATGGTATGATGTTACTCGTAGATTATTCTGGTTCTATGTCAAACACTTTACATCACGTTATTGACCAAGTTATTCATTTGGTTACATTCTGCAAAACAGTTAATATACCTTTCGAGGTTTATGCGTTCACTACTGGAAACCATGCCACTAAATATTTAATAGATGGTGACATAAACATGGGTGACGTATTCCTAACACAGTTAGTTAGTTCAAGCCTAAACAAAAAAGACTACGATGATGCTATCAAAGGTCTTTACTTAAGAAAGGTCGCTAATGAAGATAGAAACACTAATAACTATTGGGACAGTGATTACGATCCAGATATTCCAAGCTTAAATGAATACTCTATCACAGGTAAATGCGAAGAGTATGGTTCTACACCTTTAAACGATGCTTTGGTCCTATCCCACAGAATGGTAAAAGAGTTTAAGAATAGAAACGCTATTCAGAAAATGAATTTGGTCGTTCTCTCAGATGGTGATTCAAACGGTATGTCACCCTTTAAAGATTATGATTCTGGTATTCAACATGCAGATAGCTCACATTGGTCAGGACAAACAGTCGAAGTTGATGGTCGTCTTCTTAAGTTTAACGATCCATATAGCAGAAGAGGTTTTACTACAATGTTGCTAGAGAACATACAAAAAAGATATAATGTTCAAACACTTTGCTTCTTTGTTGCTGGAGATTCTTACCAATGGAAATACAAGCTTCAAGATTGTGGACAATATGACATGAAAGAAGCTGGTAAAGAATACAGAAAGTTTAAATGTGTTACGTTTAAAGACACGCTTGGTTACAATGAATTCTACTTAGTAAAAGGTGGAAAACATTTAGCTGCCCAAGACGACGAATTCCAAATAGATGATGATGCTTCAACCGCTAAAATAAGAACAGCGTTTAAGAAGTTTGCTTCATCTAAGAAGAATAACAAATCCCTTTTAACAAACTTTGGTAAAGCAGTTGCTTAATGAAAAAAGTTTCAAAAAGGGGGTTTACAAATGGTCTGTTATACGGTATAATGGACCCTATAATAAATTAATAAGGAGTATATTATGAATGATTTGAAAAGATCCACACAAGTTATCCTGGAAGAACTTGTAAAACAATATCCAGACAACACTGAGTTCAAAACTCAGATGATAGAAACCACTGCTAAAAATCTTGGCTATAAAAAGTCAGATTACACACCTTTGTGTGATGGCGAATTTAGATCTAGGATTGGTTGGTACAATCTTGCACATTTGGTCGAACCAATTAGAAAGGCTAACGTCGTAGACTTACCTTCTGCAAGAGTTGGTATGGCCCCACAATCAGTGGTTAACAAAGAAAGAACATTTGCAGAGGTCGATCCAACATTCGTACCTTGGGGTTCTTTTTCAGACATTCTAAAAGTTATTAAATCAGAAATGTTTTACCCAGTTTATATATCTGGTCTTTCTGGTAATGGTAAAACCTTTATGGTCGAGCAAGCAGCCGCTAAGCTCAATAGAGAATTTATCAGGGTCCAGATTAATCCTGAAACCGACGAAGATGATTTGTTAGGTGGATTTAGATTAGTAGATGGTGAAACAGTATTTGCCAAAGGTCCTGTACTAAAAGCTATGGAGAACGGAGCTATTCTTCTCTTGGACGAAATCGATAGGGCTACAAACAAGATTATGTGTTTACAAGGTATCTTAGAAGGTAAACCAGTACTGGTCAAAAAGACCGGCGAAGTGGTTAAGCCTGCAAAAGGTTTCAATGTAATCGCAACCGCTAACACTAAAGGTAAAGGTTCAGAAGATGGAAGATTTACCGCAGCTTCTATAATCGATGAAGCTTTCTTAGAAAGGTTTACTATCTCAGTTGATCAAAAGTTTGCTTCTCCAGCTATTGAGAAGAAAATTCTTAATAAGCACTTTGATAAGTTCGGTGCTTCAGATCCTGAGTTTACAGATAAGCTTATTGATTGGGCTGATATCATACGTAAAACATTCTATGATGATGGTGTAGATGAAGTTATTTCAACTAGAAGGCTTTGCCATATAGTTCAAACTTACTCTATCTTTAAGGATAGAATGAAAGCTATTAACCTATGTATCAACAGATTCGATGATGATACAATCGAGGCTTTCCTAGATCTCTATACTAAAGTAGATGCAGGTGTAGAGGTACCAACAATGGATGATGAGGACTTTGGTCCTAAGGAGTTTGATGAGTCAGATTAATTATAAATTTAACGAAGGTGAGCTCGTAAAAGAGCTCGCCGATTATATTAATAAAACCTATGGTTCGCATTACAGCAAAAACAATTTTCAGTCTACTGAATTTATTGTTGACTGCGGTCATGGTACGGGTTTTGCAATAGGAAATATATTGAAATACGCACAGAGATACGGACGCAAGGGCACGCACGCCGACGCGCGAAAGGATCTTATGAAAGTATTACATTATGCAATCATTGCACTATCCATTCACGATACGGAGAATAATGATGCAAGTGAGTAATGAAACAATCGAGGTTTTAAAGAACTTCGCAGGGATTAATCCTAATATAGTTATTAGTCCTGGACAAAAACTAAAAACAATATCTGAAGCCAAAAATATTATGGCCCAAGCAGATATCACAGAGGACTTTCCATTAGAGTTTGGGATATATGATCTAAACGAATTCTTATCAGTCCTGACATTAGTGGATAACCCACAATTAGACTTTGATGAGAACTTTGTTAAAGTCACAAATGGTGGATTAAATGTTAAATACTTTTATTCAGAAAAAGAGATATTAACTACACCACAAAAAGATATCAACATGCCAGATTGTGAAGTTGGTGTTAATATTCCTTTAGCACAAATAGATCAAATCAAAAAAGCTGCTGCGGTTCTTGGTCATGCAGAACTAGTTATCAAAGGTGATAACGGAAGAATAACCGCAGAGGTTTACGATACACAAGACAGTACATCTAACTCATTTAGTTTGGTATTAGATGAAGATAATGAATGTAAAGAAACATTTAGCTTTATATTTAACATACCAAATCTAAAACTTATGGGTGGTGATTACTACGTGAGTATTAGTTCAAAGCTAATATCACATTGGACAAACTCCGATTATCCGATAAATTATTTTATCGCTTTAGAGAAAGGATCGAGTTTTGGCGTATAAATACTATATGCTAGAAAATTCTCATTTATATAATGGGGATATAGGTGGAGATGCTGGATGGTCCAGGTCTCTTAATTATAGTCTACTTGCAAGGAGAAAACTATGACAGAAGAAGTAAAAGCAGCTACTGACGAGCAAGCTGGAGTCAATCTTTCCCTACAAGACATTGCAACGTGTGTACAGATTATCGACATCTGTTCAAGACGTGGTGGTTTTGAAGGACAAGAATTGGAAACAGTCGGCGGTTTAAGAAACAGAATTGTTACTTTCTTAAACGAAAACGCTAAACAAGCAGGTCAAGAAGTACCAGAAGGTGCGGTACCTGAAGTTGAAGAAGCTAGTTCAGACGACAGCTAAAACTAGAGGGGTGAAATTCCCCTCTCATTATTATGGAGCACGTGAATGCAAGAATTTCTATGGGTCGAAAAGTACAGACCAACAACAATAAACAATTGTATATTACCTAAAAATATTAAATCAACTTTCGAAGATATTGTTAACGGAGGTGAACTACACAATATGCTTCTTACCGGAACACCCGGCACAGGTAAGACAACAATTGCAAAAGCTTTATGCAACGAATTAGGTTTAGATTACCTACTAATCAACGGTTCAGAAGAATCCGGAATTGATACACTAAGAACAAAGATAAAACAATTTGCTTCAAGCATATCTCTTTCGGGTGGGTACAAGGTGGTGATATTAGATGAGGCTGATTATCTAAACCCCCAATCCACCCAACCTGCTCTTAGAGCATTTATAGAAGAGTTTAGTGCTAACTGCAGATTTATTCTAACCTGTAATTTTAGAAATAGAATTATAGAACCTTTACATTCCAGATGTGCGGTCGTAGAGTTTAACATTCCTAAAAAGGATATGCCAACTCTATGCGAACAATTCATGGTTAGATGTAAAACCATCTTAGATAGTGAAGGTATCTCTTATGAAGAACCAGTTCTTGCCGAACTAATTATGAAACACATGCCAGATTGGCGTAGGGTGTTAAACGAATTACAAAGGTATGGAACTTCAGGTAATATAGATACTGGTATACTTGTTCAAATATCTGATATATCATTATTAGATCTAATGAAACATCTTAAGTCTAAAAACTTTAGGCTTATGAGACAATGGGTTACAGACAATATGGATAGCGAACCAGCTGCCATATTTAGAAAGATATATGACTCTATGGGTGAATATGTAGAGCCATCTAGTATACCACAGGTTGTTCTCATCTTGGCGGATTATCAATATAAGAATGCTTTCGCCGCAGATCATGAACTAAATTTAGTAGCATGTTTAACAGAACTAATGACACAGGTAAAGTATAAATGAAACCAGACGACAAAACAATATACGAACACAATGTGAAAGAGCTTCAAGGACAATTAGTTGAAGCTCATAAAAGGATTGCTGAACTAAACGATATAATCAATAAACAGCAAGCCGAATTAAGTTATTATAAAAATGAATCCATTTGAATATGTAAAAGCAATTAATAACACCAAGAAAGATATCATGGTGGATGACATTGCAGAGAAAGAGTATAATGCCTTTATGGTAAATAGATCTTTATCCAATTTTCAGGATACAGTACTATACGCTAATCTAATGAACGTAAATCATCACGTAGATGCGCGTCTTCAATTCGATTTTTTTATAAATACTATTAGAAAGAAAAATAGATTCTCTAAGTGGTTAAAGCCATTAGATTATAAGGATCTAGATGTTATAAAAGAATATTATGGATATAGCGATGAAAAAGCTAAATCCGTTTTATCATTATTGGACAATAAGCAGATTGAAGAATTGAAAAAAAGGATTTATAAAGGTGGAAGAACAAAAAACATATAACGATTGGTCACCAGATTCAATGTTAGAGATAACACTGAGTGAACCAGATGACTTTTTAAAAGTCAGAGAAACGCTAACACGAATAGGTGTAGCGTCACGAAAAGACAATAAACTATTTCAGTCTTGTCATATCTTACATAAACAAGGCAGATATTTTATAGTACATTTTAAAGAATTATTTCTCTTAGATGGTAAACCAAGCAATCTATTAGAAAATGATATACAGCGTAGGAATACAATTGCTACTCTGTTAGCTGATTGGGGATTAATAAGTATATTAAAACCTGAATCCGCAAAGGATGTAGCCCCACTACGTCAGATTAAGGTAATACCTTATAAAGACAAACACATGTGGGAACTATGTCCAAAATATAATATTGGAAACAGTCAAACTAAGGACTAATCCAGTATAAATATAATAAGGTACGCCGATGGTCGGGTACCAATAACCTTGCTATTTAATAGGAGGAAACGAAAATGGTAAGAAATACTTTGAACGTTCCACGTTCACTTTTTGTAGGCTTTGAAGGCCTTTTTGATGAGTTAGAAAGAATTCATTCTTCTGCTCGATCCGGTACGGATAACTATCCACCCCACAACATAGTCAAAATTGACGATGAGAAATTTCTCATTGAAATGGCTTTAGCGGGATTCAAAAAAGATTCAATATCTGTTGAAGTCAAGGATGGTATCCTGAAGGTAAAAGGCGAAATGCCAAAAGATGATGAACGCCAATATGCGTATAAAGGGATTTCATCCCGCAAATTCGAGAAGAGCTTCCGACTCTCTGAATTTGTCGTAATAGATGGTGCTGACTTCGAGGATGGTATATTAGTAGTGTATGCTAGGGTAGAACTCCCAGAAGAAAGGCGTCCGAGGAAGATCGACATTGGATCTGCTAGGGCATCAACAAAGAAGTCTTATAAATTATAATAAGAGCAATTAGCGAAACCTGGTAGGTAAGTTACACTTATAGACTAGGAGATTGTTATGGGCTACATCAGAAAGCACAAACAAGAGATTAGATCCGCTGCCGAATTTGTATTGGTGATAGGTTTCACCCTCGGGTGTGCACCAGCACTAATGTATTTGGCCGGACTAAGTTATCTTTAAACAAAAAGTAACCCTCTAAGCAATTAGGGGGTTTACTTTCCTTTAATATTATGGTATAATGAACCTATGAATTTTTACACAAATGTATCTCGTTATGGCAATATGTTACTATATCGTGGCGTAGAAAATGGCAAACGTGTACAAAAGAAAATCAAATACAAACCTACACTTTTCGTAGGTACAAACAAAGCAACCAAATGGAAATCTCTCGATGGGGTTCCAGTTGCTCCTGTCCAGTTCGAATCTATGCGTGATGCTAAGAATTGGATTCAGGAAAACCAACACGTTGCGGGCAGATACATCTTTGGTAATACTAGATACCAATCCTGTCTTATCAACGATTTGTTTCCTGGACATATACAGTTCGATAGAAACCTAATCAACGTAACCACTATCGATATAGAAGTCCAGTCAGACGATGGCTTCCCAGAACCTGGCGAAGCACTCAAACAGGTTACGGCAATCACAATCAAAAACAATATTGACAATACATATTACGTCTGGGGGTTAGGCGACTACGATGTAGAAAACTCATATATGAAAACTAATCGTGTGGTCTATAAAAATTGTCCCACCGAAAAAGATCTGCTAGTATCTTTCATAGACCACTGGTCAACCCCGTCTAATACCCCAGACATTATTACTGGATGGAACTCTAAGTTCTTCGATATACCTTATTTGGTCAATCGTATACGCAGAGTGTTCGGTCCAGATCTTGGCGAAGAGAACATTAAAAAGCTTTCCCCTTGGGGCATGGTCGAACGAAGAGAAGCTCGCATCGCATACAAATCTATGAACCGCGATGAAACGTATGAATTCCAGGGTATAACCCAAATGGATTATATGGAAGTATTCAAAAAGTTTGGCTATGCCTACGGTCAACAAGAATCATATTCCCTTAATAATATTGCTCACGTTGTACTAGACGAAGCTAAACTATCTTACGAAGAACATGGTTCTTTATTCAACCTATACAAAAACGACTTCCAAAAGTTTATTGACTATAACATAAAAGACGTAGAACTTGTAGATAGGTTCGAAGATAAAATGGGTCTAATTACTTTGGCCCTAACTATAGCTTACAAAGGTGGTGTTAACTATCAAGACGTATTTGGTACTACTGCAATATGGGACACAATCATTTACAGGGATTTGTATTCAGATAACGTTGTGGTTCCATTTCCAAAAGACCAAGAGAAAGGTGATTACCCAGGTGGTTATGTAAAAGAACCTCAGGTTGGTATGCACGACCACGTAGTTAGTTTCGATCTTAATTCACTATACCCTTCTTTGATTATGCAATACAATATGTCACCAGAAACTATTGCCAACGGAGAAATGGTTAATGTCAATGTAGATAGTATGCTAGAAGGTAATCAAAACGTATACAAAGATGGTATGGGTCTTTGTGCAAACGGGCAATACTTCCATACAACCAAACAAGGTGTACTTCCTAAGATCATCGAAGAAATGTACGGTGAAAGAGTTGGTGTTAAGAAGGACATGTTAAAGTCACAGAAAGAATTGCAGAAGGTTGATAGCAATGACAAACAAGAAACGTACCGTATACAACGTGACATATCAATCGCGGAAAATAGGCAAATGGCAATTAAGATTCTTCTTAATAGTTTATACGGTGCTTTGGGTAACCGTTATTTTAGATTCTTCGACCAAAGAGTTGCAGAAGCCATTACCCTATCCGGACAGCTCATCATCAGATGGGGAGAAAACGCCATTAATAGTTACTTAAATAACCTGCTTAAGACCGACAAAGACTACGTATTAGCAATCGATACAGATTCTTTATATATTGGGTTAGGCCCATTAGTAGAAAAGTTCGGTCCAGCTAATCCCATAGACTTCTTGGATAATGTTTGCAAAGAACTAGAAAATGTATTTGTAGAATCCTATGAAACACTATTCCAAAGATATGGTGGGATAGAAAACAAAATGGTTATGGGCAGAGAGGTTATTGCAGACAGAGGGATATACCTAGCTAAGAAAAGATATATCTTAAATGTTGTGGACAACGAAGGTGTTAGGTACAAAGTTCCAAAGATTAAAACAACTGGCGTAGAAGCCAACAAAAGTTCTACACCCGAAGTTTGCAGAGAGGCACTAAAAGAAATCTTTAAAGTTATTATTGCTTCAGACGAAGAAACAGTACAGAAAGCAATCAAACAATTCAAAGAACATTTCTTTAGTCTTCCCCCGCACGAGGTCGCGTTCCCGCGTGGCGCGAACAATATAACTGGTTTCCAAGACGTAGTCACATGGAAGAACCAAGCAGGAGATACGGTCAAGAACTACACATACAAGAAAGGTACACCGATCCATGTTCGTGGTGCATTACTTTACAATTGGCGTAGAAAAGAATTAGCTCTTAAGAATTATCCAGAACTAAGAAACGGTGACAAACTAAAATTTGTTTACCTACGTATGCCAAACCCAGTCAAAGAAAATGTAATTGCATTTCCAGATTACTTACCGCAAGAATTTGGTATACATAACTATGTAGATTATGAAATGCAATTCCAAAAAACATTTATCGATGCTATTAAACCAATATTGGATTCTATAGGTTGGAACCCAGAACCAGTAAGTACATTGGAGGATTTCTTTGGATAGAGTAATGACCACATTGAGAAAGGTAATCTACGTTGGCACTGAGCCAGGTAACTTTCCCCCTAGTAAATCGCCAACCATTAAAAGAATAACTAAATGGTCAGATAGAGCTGGTTTATTAAATTGGTCCTGGACTAATATGTCGGATCCGGAACATTTAGAAAAGATAAAAGGGTGTAAGGTTATTGCAATGGGAAATGATGTTGCAAAACACTTTACTAAATATAATATAGAACATTTAAAAGTTCCACACCCCAGCGGACTTAACCGTATGTGGAACGATCCTGAACTTGAGCCTAAGGTGATAGAGGAAATTAGGGGATTTACAAACTCATGAAACTATGGTATAATGGAGACCAATTATGAAAATTAAATTGCTTAGATTAGTGTCCGGCGAAGAAATCATTGCTGAGATTACTAATTCAACCGAAGATAGTTATCAAATAAAAGATGCTATTGTTATGATACCAGCTGGAGAAGGTAAACTAGGATTTATGCCTTGGATGCCTTACACAAAAGCTGCGGACGGGGTATCAGTCAGAAAACAAGATGTTATGTTTACGATTGACCCAATAGAAGATTTAGTAGATCAATTTAGAACTGCTAGGTCTGGAATAGAAACACCACCAAAAGGAATCATTACAGGATGAGAAACTACAATAACTGGGTAAGAGATATAGAATCCATGCAGGATAAGTATGGTATTAAAGATTGGATGGAAGATCCTGCAAACAAGGATAAGCTAAAAGACTTTATGGCATTTCGAATAGAATTCCTAAAAGAAGAATTCGAAGAAACAATCCAGGCTTTCAAAGATAAAGACCCAGAAGAGTTAATAGATGGACACATAGATTTATGTGTTATCGCTATTGGAACGCTATTGGCGTTCGGTGTTGATGCCCAAGAAGCTTGGGACAGAGTACACAAAGCTAATATGGCCAAAGAGGTTGGTGTCAAACCTGGCAGACCAAACCCACTTGGATTACCAGATTTAGTTAAACCAGAAGGTTGGGAATCACCTTCACATTCGGGACTGTATGGAAATCTCACTGACAATATTTGATTCGATATACGATAATAAAACCGCAAAGAGAATGAACTATGATTCTTTCGAAGAGTTTGAAACAGTACTCTATAGATTAGCTGATTCTAAAAAGTATCTAAAAAAACAAGATGCACCATTAATCAGTCCTGCGGTTTATAAACCAGATACAACTCGTGCTAACGATAACGTTGTCGCATGGGGTGGTTTCGGTATATTAGATGTTGATGATTTTAAAGGTGATATAAAAGATATAGAAAAAAAATATGAAGCTTATAAGTACATTTGTTATAGCACTGCAAGTTCTACTACTGATAACCCTAAGTTCAGGCTTGTTTTTCCTCTTACTAAATGGGTTGATTCTGCTGATATCAAGCATTTTTGGTACGCACTAAATAAAGAGATTGGTGATATAGCCGACGCACAAACTAAAGATCTATCACGTATGTATTACGTTCCTTCCTCATATCAAAATTCATTTAACTTTATATTCTCCCACGATGGAGATGTTATGGATCCGGATGTGTTAATGAGTAAGCACAGATATGTAGTACCACAACAAAGTTTCTATGAACGATTACCTGATGCAATTAAGAAAGGCTTAATGGAACATCGTAAATCACAATTAACAAATACTAATATATCTTGGACAGGATATAAAGATTGTCCGTTTGTAAATCAAAAGAAAATAGAAGATTATAAAGGATTAACTGAAGGTTGGTATTATGCAATGTATCAACTAATGGTTGGTATAGCTGGAAACGCTATCGGTCAAGGTTATCCTATAACCGCAAAAGAAATAGAATATTTAATTAGAGATCTAGACTCTGAAACAGGTAATTGGTATTTAAAACGCCCAATTGATAAAGAAGCAGAACGCGCAATTGAATTTGTATACAGGAAAAATATATAATGGACATTTTAATAATTTTAGCAGGAGCGGTTTGGACTGCTCTATTTTGTTGGTTGGTTTGGTACATAACCCAAATATGAATAAAAGAGAAGAAGCTTTAGTAATTCTTATGGAAGAATGTGGTGAATTAACACAGGCTTGTAGTAAGATGATAAGAAGTGGTGGTGATACTAAATATGAAAGACAATTACAAGATGAAGTTGGAGATGTATTAACACTAATAGAAGTTTTAAAAATAAGTGGTCTTGTTACTGATAAACAAATTGAAGATAGAATGAAAATTAAAAAAGAAAAATTAATGAAGTGGAGTATGCTTTATGAGTAAATTTGGAAAAGTAATTGACGATCAGGTTAAATATAAAGGTAAACTATTATTTAAATCCTTTTTAGGTGGAATGCTATTTGGTGCATTTCTTATGTTTATATTATTATTACCTACAAGAGCTTATGGATATGACGAGAACAATGATAGATTTTGTTTAGCACAAAACATATACTTTGAAGCGGGAAACCAGCCATTTGCTGGAAGGTATGCAGTAGGAAATGTAACTATGAATCGCGTAGAAGATTTACAATTCCCTAACACAGTATGTGAGGTGGTTTATCAAGCAAAAGAATATAAAACATCTTGGACCGGAGAGATTATTCCGGTTAGAGGTATGTGCCAATTTAGTTGGTATTGTGATGGAAAGAGTGACGAACCAAAAGATAGTAAAACGTGGATAGAGTCAATACGTATAGCAGATATGATATTAAACGAACCAACAATTGATGTGACATCTGGAGCTTTATGGTATCATGCAGATTACATACGACCGTATTGGGCAGATCATTTAAAGTATGTTATCACAATCGAAGATCATATCTTCTATAAATAGAATTAGAGGAAATAAATATGCCAAGAAAAACAAAAGCAAAAGTAAAAACAAAAGTAGCAAAAACCAAAGATGCGGTAATACCACAATCGGAAACAACTATAGTCACAAAGGTTAGAAAAACTACAACCAAAGCTGAAGAGCTTGAATTTTTAGGTGAATGGTTAGCACAAGAATATTTAAACATTGAATTGAATTACAACCCTCTAGAAGAACACCACGAAGTAAGAAATAATAAACTACAATCTTGCGATGGAAAAGATCCAAACGGAAGAACAGTAGAAGTTAGAACTAAAAAAAGATCTAGTACTAATTTCGTATTAACTAAAGAAGATTTAGAAGCATTTAGTAAAGCAGAAAGATGTATTATATGTGAATATGGTTCTACAAATACTATTGGAATGTGGGAGGTTTTGGATAGAGATGTTGTAGAGAAGAACAAACAAATTAGACTTCCTATTAAACAATTACAATTATTGCTCTCCTTCGATAACGAAGAATTTGCAAACAAGATGAGAGCTAAGGGGTAAACATGTACGAGTATATGGCAACAATAACAAAAGTAGTTGATGGAGATACAGCTAAAGTAGATATAGATTTAGGGTTTGGTATGTCTTATAAAAACCAAACAGTAAGATTCTATGGTATTGATACAGAGGAATCTAGAACAAGAGACCTTACAGAAAAATGGTATGGAAAGTTAGCTGCACAATATGTGAAAGATAGATTGATTGTAGGAGAGAAATACAAAATGACTACATCAATTAGCAAAGGAAAGTTTGGAAGAATACTAGGAACTTTCTATTGTGAAGATGAAAATGGTGAATATAACCTTAATGAAAGAATGGTCGAAATGAATCATGCGGTTGCATATCATGGCCAATCTAAAGAAGAAATCCAGGAAGGACATATCGCTAATAGACAAAGATTAGCACAAAGGGGTTTACAACCAGACTAAACTATGATATAATAGACATTATGAATTTAATTGAAACCTTTGGAATACATATAGAAACAACTTTTACAATCGATGACTTAAACCAAGAAAGCTTAGATTGGGTTGAGTCTGAAGCTTCCCGATTCGCATCAGACGTAATCGACAATGAAGCAAGTCGCTATTCATTAACAGGAAAACCAAGATCCTATGATGAAATCAAAAGAGACGCGACACACGGTTTAGTCGCAGAAGCCTATCTTATGGAACACTGCGGTTATACCAACAATCCTAAAAAGTGGCACGACCTCATTACCCAGGCAGGTATAGAGACTGAAATAAAAACCTTTAATGGCCTTAGTGCTGTCACAAGGTTCAATCAGATTCTAAAACTGGAAAGAAGGAAAACTAAATACCCACATGTTCTTATGTTTAAAAGACTTAATGGTGTATATACGTTTGACTCTTATTGGGAACACAATGATGACAAACAGGTGTACGATGCCATTATTGAAACAACTACAACCCACTAAGGGGTTTACTTTTATTGAAAAATACGGTATAATGGAGATATTATGAAACCTTTAAACATACTTAAAAATGCCGCTGACTTAATTGTCAAGAAAGGCAATGACTATCAGAATCCTAAATCTAGGATTAAACAAGCAGACTATTATCCAAATGGTGCACAAACCATTTTAGATATTATGACTGGCAAAGTCAATCGTATGCATTCTGTTCTAGATGCTATGAAAGACGATGATAACTACGTAGAAAACTTTGAATCACTACACGATTCAGCTATAGACTTAATTAACTATGCCGCATTCTTTTCGGCTTATTTAGATTATGATATCGATGGCCAAGATCCTAAACGTGATATATTTAACAGGATAAAAGATGAATCTTAAAGAAGGCTTATATAAATTACGTAAAGACCTTTTAGAAAAAGGTTATGAAATAGATACCGAAAGGTGGCAAGGTGCTACAGAACATCCCACGTTCTTAGAAATATTACATGCAGATATGCAAGCAGAAATGTACAACGACCCACAAGAAGCTAGTACAGAATTAGGTGCAGCACAACCTTGGGCAGACGAACACTTTGAAGAACGTGTTGGAGGTATACCTTGTAACCCACCACCAAGTCATGTACACTGGTTAAAAGATACAGACAAATATCTAATGGATGAAGCATTCTCTCATTCATATCCAGAACGTATGTGGCAAGATACAGAACAAATGGGTGTTAGATTTAATATAGCTAATCTAAATACCGCAGTAGAATTACTAAAGAAAGAACCAACAACAAGACAATGTTATATTCCTATTTGGTTTCCTGAAGATGGTACGGCCGCTCTCGCGGGCGAACGCGTTCCGTGCACGTTCGGGTGGCACTTTATGATTAGACATGGAAAACTACATTGTGCTTATCACATGCGCTCTTGCGATGTTATGCGACATCTACACAATGACTTATACTTTGCTAATCGTTTAGCTTTATGGTTAATAGAACAAGCTGGTTTAGATTGTGTACCTGGAACTATACACTTTAGTGCTAGCTCTCTACATTGTTTTGTAGTAGATAAATATTCTTTAAATCAATTTGTAAACGGATAATGTGCGGATTTTTAATACATAAACATAATACACCTAACAAGGAATTAACAGAACAAATCATGGAAGGAATGGCCTATCGCGGTCTTCCTGGATATTCTAATTATAAACATTGGAAAGGTTATGATATGGCTCATACATCTTTACCAATGGTCTGTAAAGACAAAGACAAATCTATTCAACCAATACAAAATCATAGATGGGAATCTCCATCAATGTTTGTTGGTGAAATATTTAATTGGCAAGACTTTGGTGAAGATTTCGATCACGACGGTCACATGTTACATTCACTATATAAAGAAATGGAAGACGATGATCTATTCCATCACTTCGATGGGTTCTGGTCCTTTATTACTTTTGTAGAAGATAAACCAATAGTCTATACAGATTTCCTAGGTATTAAACCTGTTTATTATAGAACAGATATGGAAGCTATTGCATCGGAACCAAATGCACTGATGGGTCTTGGTACTATTACACCTAATTACCTATATCTTTCTAATGTTATGAAATGGGGTTATGATTACACCGGTGCTACACCATGGAATGAAATTAGACAATTAAAACCTGGACATTATTTGTATAATGGACAGGAAACAAGATATTATGATTGGACAAGAGTACCTTGTACTAATCTAAGAGATGATTTAAGTCTATCAGTTACTAATCGTTTAGGTGGATTTAGAGAGGCAGCTATATTACTTAGCGGTGGTTTAGACTCTACAATCATACATGGATTAATTAAAGAACAAGGTTTAGATATAACACCAATACATGTTAGCAATCATGAAAAAGATTTCGCGTCCCTAGTTTGTAAAGATGTCGTAGAGGTTTCATTAGATTCTATTACAGATAGGGACGCAATCGCAATACACCAAACTCCTGTAGATCTTGGTTCAGTTAAACCCCAAATAGCTATGGGAGAACAATTAAAAGAATTAGGATTTCATAATGTTCTAACAGGAGATGGCGCAGATGAATTATTTGGTGGATATCGTAGAGCAAAAGAATATGATAGCCAATATTCAGATGTGTTTTGTGAATTACCATATTATCATTTACCAAAACTAGATAGAACTATGATGTGGTCTACAGTGGAACTACGTGCTCCATTCTTATCTCCATCAGTTATATGTCATGGATTAAATACAGCTTATTCTGAAAGACAAGGTGAAAAGAAAAGATTAAAAGAAGTGTTTGCAGATCTAGTACCAAGTAAGATATTGGAAAGAGATAAGCATCCACTTAAAACAGATTCGATTAGATATGAACCAATGAGACAAAGACAAATTAATAATACAATATGGAGAGACATGTATGGGTTCTAAAAAGTATGACCACAGATATTTAGAATTGGCCAAATTCTTTTCTACTTGGTCCAAAGACCCTAGCACACAAATAGGTGCAGTGGCTATAGGATCAAAGGGACAAGTATTAGCACAAGGTTATAATGGATTTCCTAGAAAGGTAGATGAATCGGATGAACGTTATACTAATAGAGAAACAAAATACAAATATGTAGTTCATGCAGAAATGAATTGTATATACAACGCATCTTATAATGGTGCTAAGTTAGATGGTGCAACTATGTACGTATATGGATTACCAGTTTGTCACGAATGTGCAAAAGCTATTATCCAAGTAGGAATTACACGTGTGGTTGTACCCATTATTGATTTACCAGAAAGGTGGAAAGAATCCACCGACCTAACAATGACAATGTTTGAAGAAGCAGGGGTCGAATATGAATTCATTTAGGGGGTTTACTTTTATTAAGTTTTATGGTATAATAGACCTTGCAAAAACAATTATGGAGAAAATAAATGTATGGAATAAATGATGTATTTCCTAGCTTTGCTATGAATATAGTTAAACCTCATGGAAATGAAATGACAAGTATGACGGAAGAAGATCTCTTAGGAGAATGGTCTGTCGTATACTTTTATCCAAAAGACTTTACTTTTATTTGTCCTACAGAAATAGCTGCAATGGATGTTGTAGAAAAAGAATGTGATGTTCTAGGTATATCTGGAGACAATGAATTTTGTAAAGCCGCTTGGAAAGAGGTTAATGGATTAATAAGAGATATTAATCATCCACTTGGTGCAGACTGTGGACTACTATTAGCTTCTGAATTAGGTATTGTAGATATAGATGAACAAGTTGCTCTAAGAGCTACATTCATTCTAGACCCTGACAATATTATAAAACATGTAAGTGTAAATGCTTTGGACACAGGAAGAAACGCTGATGAGATCCTAAGAACATTACAAGCTCTTAAAGCTGGAGGGCTAACTGGATGCAGTTGGAACCCAGGGGAGGAGTTCGTTGCCTAGTGTAGATCTAAGACCAAGGAAACGCCATCCAAGGGATAAGCGTCCACCTAAAGCGATGCCTTTTGATGTTGCATTACGTAAGTTTAAAAAGCAATGTGAGAAAGCTGGTATTGTGCAAGAAGTAAGACGTAGAGAGTATTACGAAAAGCCAAACCAAAAAAGAAAAAGAAAGAAAGCAGAAGGTATAGCCCGCTGGAGAAAGAAAGAGGCTTCAATGCAACTCAGACCAGAAAGGAGGTACTAATGGCTAGTTTAATGTCTAAATTACATAAGAATTCTAAAATTAAAATGTCTAACACTTTGAACAAATCAGAATTCTTTACAGATAAAAGTGCAACACCTACATCCGTTCCTATGATAAACGTAGCTTTGTCAGGAGATATGGAAGGTGGATTATACTCTGGACTAACAGTTTTAGCTGGTCCAAGTAAACACTTTAAAACTTCTTTTGCCTTATTAATGGCATCTGATTATCTAAAAGCGAACGAAGATGCTGTCTTAATGTTTTATGATTCAGAGTTTGGTTCACCACAATCATACTTTGAAGCATTTGGTATTGACACATCAAGAGTTTTGCATACTCCTATAACTGACGTAGAACAACTTAAGTTCGATTTAGTTAGTCAATTAGATAATCTAGAGAAAGGAGATAAAGTCGTGATTATTATAGATTCGATTGGTAACTTAGCATCTAAGAAAGAATTAGAAGATGCGCTAAGTGAAAAATCGGTCGCTGATATGTCACGTGCAAAGGCGCTAAAAGGATTATTCAGAATGGTAACTCCATATTTGAAAATGAAAGATATTCCCCTTTTAGCTGTTAACCATACCTATCAGGAGATGGGTTTGTTCCCTAAAGCTATTGTTTCAGGTGGTACTGGAATATATTACTCTGCCGATAATATTTGGATTATTGGAAGACAACAACAGAAACAAGGAACAGAAATAAAAGGATATAATTTTGTTATCAATGTCGAAAAATCAAGATTTGTTAAAGAAAAGTCTAAAGTCCCTATCTCAGTTTCTTGGGATGGTGGCATCGAAAAGTTTAGTGGTCTTCTGGATGTTGCTCTTGCTGGCGGTTATGTTACTAAGCCTAACGTCGGTTGGTATTGTAAAGTTGATAAGACTACTGGAGAACTTATCGATCCTAAAGTCAGAGAAAAAGACACGCTTAATGAAGAATTCTGGCAACCGATTTTTGAAGGAACAGACTTTAAGCAATTCATCAAAGGTCATTACCAAATTGGATCAGTTCCCTTATTAGATGTGGAACTAGATATAGAGACTGAAGATGGAAGTTAAATCAACAGACTATCAACTCGTTGAATCGAATGATGTAGAATTCTATGGGGTTAAGCTTCTTACAGGTAAGTGGAAAAATGTTGTATACATATATGGAAAGGTTCAAATAAAAGAATCACAAGAACTAGATATAGCAACTCTTTCTTTCACTTACAATATCCAGGATTCAGCTGGATACGAAGATGATGATCTTATAAATGATATCAACTTTCGAAACTATATAGGTGGAATCCTTCAACATATAATTGAGGATTCTTTAGATTATGCAGAAGAAAATAATGTAGCGGTAATTGGAATTGGAAACGACGAATCAAATACAAACACACATACTAAATCATCTGATTAATAACGAAGATTACTGTAGAAGAGTAATACCGTTTTTAAAGAAAGATTATTTTGAAGGCACACATAAAGTTGTGTTTGATCTTATTGTGGACTTTGTAGTTACACATAATAAGATACCTTCAGGTAAAGTTTTAGAAATGGAATTGTCTAAGGTCGGTGCACCAGAAGATGTGCTAACCCAAGCCAATAATCTTATACAAGAAGTTAAAACTAAGTCTGATATAGATACAGACTATCTTATAAAAGAGTCTGAAAGCTGGTGTAAAGAACGTGCAGTCTATAACGCCATTATGGAATCTATACAAATAATAGATGGTAAGGATAAAGAAAGAAGTGACGGTGCTATTCCGGATATACTTAGTAACGCTCTTGGCGTTTCTTTTGACCCTAACATTGGGCATGATTATATAGACAACTCAGATAAGAGATTTGATTTTTATAATACTGAAGAGTCAAGGTTACCATTTGATTTAGATTACTTTAACAAAATAACGAAAGGCGGTTTACCGAATAAAACCTTGAATATAGCCATGGCAGGTACCGGTGTAGGTAAATCGCTTTTCATGTGCCATTGCGCAGCTTCTAATCTTTCTTTAGGAAACAACGTCCTATACATTACCATGGAAATGGCGGAAGAAAGAATCGCAGAAAGAATAGATGCTAACCTTATGGACTTGCCTATACAACAATTAGAAACATTACCTAAAAACGTATTTGATTCTAAGATACAAAACATTGCGCAAGGTTCGATTGGGAAACTCATAGTAAAAGAATACCCAACAGGCGCAGCGCATACAGGACATTTCAGGGCATTACTAAATGAACTGAAACTTAAAAAGAACTTTAAACCTGATATAATTTATATCGATTATTTAAATATTTGTGCTTCTAGTCGCGTCCGTGGGCTCGGCGGAAGTATAAATACTTATTCGTACGTTAAATCAATAGCTGAAGAGCTACGTGGTTTAGCGGTCGAATTTAATCTTCCAATCGTGAGTGCAACGCAAACGACTAGATCTGGTTATTCTAACACTGATGTAGGATTGGAAGATACTTCGGAATCGTTTGGCTTACCAGCGACCGCCGACCTTATGTTCGCTTTAATTAGCACAGAAGAACTTGAGGAACTCGGTCAGATGTTAGTTAAACAATTGAAGAATCGCTACAACGATCCAACCAAATATAAGCGTTTTGTAATTGGGGTAGATCGTAGTAGAATGAAACTTTATGATGTAGAAGAGTCAGCCCAAACAGACATTATGTCTGACTTGGTACCTGACAAAGCAATAAATAAATTTGGTGAGGGTGAATCCGAAGACCCTTACGCTGAATTTAAAATATAGAGGAAAATATATGTTAGTAAAAGCAAAAGATTGGATAATGGCGCGTGTCAGTGAAAGAACTTCTTATGACGGCCTACTGCTTATCGCAGCTGGTGGTTCAGTTCTATTATTTGGCGGTTTAGCTAAGCTTCTAGCTTGGGTCGCTGTGGTATGGGGTGTTTACACACTCATAAGGGCAGAGGGCTAATTATGAATAAGCTATTTGCAACGGCAGCTTTATTTGCCGCAATATTAATCTCTCCTATGGCATCAGCTGGTGTCGGTGGATCTGTTGGAGTTGACTCTGACAAATTCTGGAGAGGAGTGAATATGAGCAACGGTCTAGCAACTAGCCTAAGTCTGGATTACGGACATAAAGGTTGGTTTGTAGGATTGGAAGCTTTCAATGGTGATGAACTTAATTCTGTGATGCATGCAGGTTATTCAGTAGATTTAACTGATAGCATGTCAGTCCGAGGAGGTATCGTATCTTATGATATGGAAATGCTCGGTGATAGATTTGAGGAAGCTGTTATCGGCGGTTCATATAAAGGTCTAGATATAGACTATTTTATAAACGTTGATGAAACAGATTCAACTTATTTAGAAGTTGGATATACTTTACCATTAATATCCATTGTTGACCTTGAACTAAATTACGGAAGGTTTGACAACGGTGAAGACGTATTAGGATTTACCGTATCTAAAGATGTAGGACAGATGGTCTTATCACTTATGGTTCTAGAAGAATCTAGACATGGTGAGTTTATGGACCACGCTTCTGTTGGATTACATTATCGATTTTAAGTGAATTAATCGTCACGAAAAAGTCACGAAAAGGGGGTTTACAAAGCCCCCTTTTTTATGGTATAATGGTCCTATAAAATAAAAAAGTAAGGAGATATTTTATGACAAAAGAACAAGCAACAGAACAAGCAACTCTGTTAGTAGATGCTTTAGATAAACTATGTAAAGATATAGTTAACGCCCATGATATGAGACACCCAGGATTAGCTGGTGATATGTCATGTGATTGGAAAAAAGGTCAAAAATTTATTAAGGTTATTAGAACTACAGGTTCTGGTGATTCTGTATGGGGATTCATTAATCTTAAACATGAAGACTTTGAATTAGGTGATGTCCTTATGGCAAAAAGCTGGAAAGCTCCTGCTTTAAACCACGCAAGAGGAAACATCCTAGAAGGTTATACAATTACTGGAATGAGACAATACGGTCCAGATTACATTAGATAAGGAGAAATATGTATTATAAGTTATTAGCAGAACAATCCGTAAGAGACGGAGAACAAAGATATACTGAAGCACAAATCAGAGATATGGTTGGTGCTGTAGATATCGAAGAAGAAGAACTATGTATGTGCGGAAAGGAGATTGATAAATGTCCTGATGCATATTCACACATGACAATGGGATATTAATGACAAAGTTTGATAAAAAAGAATTAGAGAATTCAAAAAGAATTTTTAAATCTGCAACGCCAAAGTACACTGCAGATTGGGTAGTTAAATGGATAGCCTCATTATTTGTTTTAATGGCTATCTCAATTCGTGGAATCCCAGAATTGGCATTCTACGATTTATGCTTATCCTTAATCGGAATTAGTTTATGGTTATGGGTTAGTATCGTATGGAAAGACCGAGCACTTATAATGCTAAATGGTGCAGGTTTATTATTTTTAATTAAGAATTTAGCGGAGACATTTATAAGATGACAGATAAAGATACTTTAAGAGATGCAATCATAGTTGACATTGATGGAACTATTGCTTCACATTACGATGCAGATGGTAACCAAATCCGTGAACATCACGATTATAGCCAAGTCCATAACGATTTACCTATTCCAGAAATTATTGAATTGGTACAATTGTATGAAGATCAAGGTTATACCATTTTAGTTGTTACTGGAAGAATGGGTAATGATGTATGCAGAGAACTTACTGAAGAGTGGTTAAGAGCACATCATATAAACTATGACCAATTAATTATGAGGACTGATAGAGATTTTAGAGAAGACAGTGTTGTTAAATTTGAAATCTATCAGAATCATATTAAAGATAAGTTTAACGTTAGGTTTGTTCTTGATGATAGACAACGTGTAGTTGATATGTGGAGAGGACAAGGCTTAAGAGTTTTACAAGTTGACGAAGGAGACTTCTGATTATGCACAAGTATGAAGGAACGGAAGGTCCGTTTGAAACTGAATATGAGTGCATACATAGAATGCGTGAAATCTCAGACTCCTTACTTAGAAACCATTCTAAGAAGGAAGTCTCCTTCACCACTCAATATAATAAAAAAGTTTGGGAGCTAACTTATAAAATTTATGATAGAGCTTAACATATATCAAGTTTTTATATTACTCATATTCTCAGTTCTAATAGGAAGAGAGATATGGATTAAAGGTCTAAGAGTTGGCGCAGAACGCGCGGTGGAACAACTACATAGAATAAAAGTTATTGCATTTGATAACAAAGGTAATATAAAACCTAATCCTTTTTTTGACGGTTACGAAGAAACAGAAAAATAAATTGCATAAATAGACATGTAATTTTATTTAAATGGGAAACATGTTTATGCGTTTTAAAACTTTCACTATACAAGAAGCAGTCAAGCTAACCAAACAACAATTGGAAAAGAATAATTCCAAAACGGGTGAAGCTAGAATCGATATTCTTATGCGTCTTATTCAAGACAAAGTTCCTTTGGAACTTGCAAAAGGTGGAACGTTTAAAGTTGGTGATGAATACATTGATGACGCCATAGCACATTGTCAAAACTTTAAAAAAAATTCAGACCATTACGGCAGATCTGGATTTCCTCTTACAGATAAAGATGGAAAGGAAATTAAATCAAACGATCTTGCTAAATCTAAAGTAATGGGTGGTGGAACCGGTGGCGCTGGTTCTGGTTCAAAAGATACCGCAAGGAACGAATCTCATAACGCATGTATGATGCGTGCAATGGTCGATGATGGTTGGAGTAATGATTTAGATCATTTTGACGAAGCACGTATAGCACAAGCATATAAAGATAATGGTTCCAAACACATTGACATTAATACAGATCAAATATTAGAAGCACCAGATAACTGGATTATGTCTTCGTATGTTATATCTAAATGGTTAGCAAAAGAAGGATATATCCATAAAGGTCAAGTCTTCGACCGCGCGGGTCCGTACATGACTTTAATATATCAATTAAAGAATATGGCTTATAAGAATAATGGATTTAAACCATTAAAAGATGATAAGTGGAACCCAGGTGATGTTTGGGCCGTAGAAAAAGGTATGGATGTAAAAAAAGAACTAGATGTTAGTTCTGTTGGCGCACTAAACGCTTCTATTATGAAATTGTTTAATGAAAGAAGATTAGTTGCTATATCATTAAAGGGTCCAGAGAAAAACGATCCTCCACCAAATAAAGAATATAATAACAAAGTACCACCAGAAACCCCAAGACATAAATTAAAAGCAATTGAACTAGAATCCAAAGGTGGAACCTTTTGGTCATCAAAAGGTATGACACTTGTTTATGATACTGGAGCTATGACATTTAAGGATAACTCTCCAGGTGATTCAAACAAAGCTGAAATAAAAGGTAAGAAAGCCAGAGGTGGTGGATTATCTTGGGGTATTATGCTAGACTTTATAAAAAGAACTGTTGGTAAAGCTCCTCCCGCACACGCGAAGGGTATTAAACCAAAAGCTAAGAAAATAGCAAGAGGTGATAAGAGATCTACTAAATTAATGTTTGATTTATATAGTGAATTCTATAAGGGTGCAAAATTTAAAGACTTTGAAGAAGAAATAAAGAAAAAAGATTGGACATGGATCTCTGCTAAACTTGCTGCTTTATATGTTGCGTATTTCTTACAAAAGAATATAGGACAAAAGGCAGATAACATTATGACAAACTTTGTTAACTATGCAGGTTCAAATATGACTGATTCTTCAACTTACATAAAGGTAGGAAAATGAAATCATTTAAAGATAGACATTTTGGATTATATGAAGGTAAAATGGTTCCTTTGGAACAACCTATGGTCGAGGCAGAATACCAAGGCGATAATGTTGAACTAAATAAACCAAGAAGAAGTTCAGGTCCAAAAAAATTCGTAGTATATGTAAAAGACCCTTCATCAGGAAACGTTAAGAAAGTTAATTTTGGAAACGCAAAAGATGTAGAAGGTGGAGACGTAAAAATTAATGACAAAGAAAGAGCTAAAGCTTTTTCGGATAGACATGATTGTCCGAATAAGAAAGATAAATTAGCTCCTGGATATTGGGCATGTAATTTGCCTAGATATGCTAAACAGTTAGGATTAAAAGGTGGCGGAAATTATTTCTGGTAAACCTTATACCGAACAAGACGGTATCAGAACATTTGATGTTCTGGCACCTGATAGTGAATATGTTTGGCATAGAGATAATTCAGATCGTGAAGTAGAAATACTAGAAGGAGAAGGTTGGCAATTACAAATAGAAGATTGTTTACCTATGTTATTAAACGATGTTAAAAAGGTATTTATTCCAAAAGGGGTTTACCATAGACTAATAAAAGGATATAATACCTTAAAGGTACAAATAAATGAAATCACTTAAACAATACATTCCGGAATCTAAGAATACTCACATGACACACATTGAGGATTTAGTTCTGGATGGTGGAGTTAAGGGAGCCAGACAGGCAATACTTGCCCTTCGATCACTAAGGGATATGCTTGCTGGGAATACACCCACTGCAGTTGACGTCACTGTTAAATGGGACGGTGCTCCCGCCGTATTCGCGGGAATTGATCCAAGCGATGGTCAATTCTTCGTTGCAAAGAAAGGCATCTTTGCAAAAACTGGAGCTAAGGTATATAAAAATCATGATGACATTGATAATGATACCAGTGGAGATCTGAATAAAAAACTTAAGCTCGCATTTGATGAACTAAAGGATCTTGGAATACAAGGTGTTATCCAAGGTGACTTTATGTTTGAAAGGAAAGATCTTAAGATAGAAAAGATCGATGGGAAAAAACATTTAGTGTTCCATCCCAATACAATCGCTTATGCAATTCCAGTTGGAACACCTTTAGCTAAACAAATAGCTTCCGCTAAAGTTGGTATTGTATGGCACACATCTTACTCAGGAGCAACATTTCAAACAATGAAAGCTTCCTTCGGTGGTGAGATAGCTAGTAAATTAAAAAAATCTAAATCTGTTTGGATGCAGGACGCAACTTTACCTGGAACATCCGGTGCAGTATTAGATTCTAAAACAACAAAAGAAGTTACAGTAGCATTATCAAATGCAGGAAAGATATTCCAAAAAATAAAATCTGGAGTATTAAAAGAGATAGAAAGTAATAAAGAATTAAATATGGTTATCAATATATTTAACAATACAAAAGTTAGAGAAAGAAAAAGAATAACCGACACGGGTAAACACGTTGACGAATTAATAGATTGGGTGAATAACAGATACGCTAAACAAGCAGATAAAATGAAATCACCTAAAGGAAAAGCTGGCGTAGAGGCAAAAAAATCGGCAGTTATGTCATTTTTCAGTAAAGAAAATAAAAAAAATCTACAAAATGTCTTTGAATTACAGAATTTTATTGTAGACAGTAAATTAATTATTATAAATAAACTTAACAGTCTCAGTAATATTGGGACGTTTGTAAAAACAAAATCCGGATTTAAGGTAACCAACGCAGAAGGTTTTGTTGCCATAGATCGTACGGAAGGTGGAGCGGTAAAGCTTGTTGATAGATTAGAATTCTCCTACAACAACTTTTCGCCAGATATAATTAAAGGCTGGGATAATCCAGGCTAAATGGGAATAACCGAGGATATGAAATCATTTAAAGAGTTTC